CCCTAGAAAGACCCCCCTTTTAGCTATCGTTTCCCCGCACTAAGAACACCCCTGTACCCCCCTTATATGTGTACGACTACCTAACTATCTATATATACATAGTGATTTGCTCACTATAACCCCTATTTTTTCAATACCCCCCCTTTTTTATAGCATTTTGCTAGCATTTTAGGGTTTTATTTAGGTTTTTTTGTAGGAAAAGGGGTAGGAATCCTAGTACCCCCCATAATATTTCAATTTTTTTGTTGCTTTTTTTGTGAAGAGGGTGCATTATGTTAAAGTCTGTAGATATATATACCTAGTATCTACCAAATACCCAGTAAATACTTAGTGAGTGCCTACCATTAGGTACTGAGTAAGTTTTTAAATTTATATGGTTTCTACTTATTAGGTATATATTAAGTTTATGCAAGAATTTATTGATTTAACTTTTAATATCTGTGTCTATATTTTACAAGTTATTGGGAATTTCACAGGTATGGGTTATAACTTAGCGAATTTAGTGATATTTGTGGTTATTCAGCCTACTTTAATCTTGCTTTTTTTCGTTTTATGGCGAAAAGCCTTAAAAAAACATGGATAAATCTATTTTAAGCCAAGTAAAGAACTTATCTGGCGACCAACAACAAGAATTATTAGCTTTGTTAGAAGAATTAGAGCAAGCCAAAGCCAGAGAAAGTTGCCAAAAAAAATTTTTAAACTTTGTTGGCGAGATGTGGTCCGCTTTTATTCATGGTCATCATCACGAAATAATGGCTGAGGCTTTCGAGAGGGTCGCTAGAGGCGATTTAAAGCGTTTAATTATTAATATGCCTCCTAGACATACCAAGAGTGAGTTCGCCTCTTATTTGCTCCCTGCGTGGTTCTTAGGTAAATATCCAGATAAGAAGATTATTCAGACTGCTCATACTGCAGAATTAGCTGTCGGTTTTGGTCGAAAGGTTAGAAACCTAGTAAACAGTAATGATTTTAAGCAAGTTTTCCCAGATGTTAGCTTGCAATCTGATAGCAAAGCAGCAGGTCGTTGGAATACGAATCAAGGTGGCGATTACTTTGCGATAGGTGTTGGTGGTGCGGTAACTGGTAAAGGTGCGGATTTATTGATAATCGATGACCCCCATTCAGAACAAGAAGGTGCAAGTGCCGACATTAATGTCTTTAACAAGACTTATGAGTGGTATACCTCTGGTCCTAGACAGCGTTTACAGCCTAATGGTGCAATCGTAGTCGTGATGACAAGATGGCACAATAAAGATTTAACAGGACAAGTGGTTGATGCTAGCATTAAACGTGGTGGTGCAGACCAATGGGAAGTCATAGAACTACCTGCAATAATGCCTTCGGGTAAGCCTTTGTGGGGTGAGTTCTGGAAAATGGATGAACTCGAAGCTTTACGAGCTGAATTACCCAACAGCAAATGGATGGCTCAATACCAGCAAGACCCTACTTCTGAAGAAGGAGCATTGGTTAAACGAGACTGGTGGCAGGTCTGGGAAGGTAAAGAACCCCCACAATGCGAGTTTGTTATCCAATCTTGGGATACAGCCTTTATGAAGAATCAAAGAGCTGACTTCTCTGCTTGTACCACTTGGGGAGTATTTTACAAAGAAGATGATGAGGGTATGGTCGTACCCAACGTAATGCTGCTAGATGCCTATCAAGAACGTCTAGAGTTTCCAGATTTAAAAAAAATGGCGATGGAAAAATACAAAGCTTATTCTCCTGATGCTTTTATCGTTGAAGCAAAAGCTGCAGGTATGCCCTTAATCTTTGAATTGAGAGCTATGGGTATTCCTGTACAAGAGTATACGCCCAGTCGAGGCAACGATAAGATATCTAGAGTAAATGCAGTATCCGACTTATTTGCATCTGGTATCGTTCATGCTCCTGAAACTCGCTGGGCAGAAGAAGTTATAGAACAGTTTGCGGGATTTCCTAATATGGAACATGACGATTTAGTTGATAGCACTACGCAAGCTCTGTTAAGATTTAGACAAGGAGGTTTTATTCCTTTGCACTCAGATGAAGAAGATGAGCCTTTGGAACATAACCGAACCGCAAATTATTACTAATATATTATGGCAATAGAACGCAGACCAGCTACCCCAGTAGACGGACTTATAGAACAAGACACTGAAGAAGAATTATCAATCTCCATTGAAAATCCTGAGTCGGTAGCTATTGCTACCGATGACGGAGGTATGATTATAGATTTTGACCCTGATGCTATGCCAATGGGCGATGAAGGTTTTAATTCTAATCTAGCTGACTTTATGGATGAGGATAAACTGAGAGAGTTAGGTAATGACTTGATTAGTTCATTCAATGGCGATAAAGAATCTCGTTCAGAGTGGGAAGAAACCTATACGAAAGGCTTAGACCAATTAGGATTAAAAATTGAAGAACGTACAACTCCTTGGTCGGGAGCGTGTGGTGTTTTTCATCCCATGCTTAGTGAAGCCGTAATACGATTTCAATCACAGGCTATAACTGAAATATTTCCTGCTCAAGGTCCAGTTAAAACAAAAATAGTTGGCAAAATGACCAGTGATAAAGAAAAACAATCACAGCGAGTACAAGATTATTTAAATTATTTATTAACACATGAAATGTCTGAGTATCGCACTGAGACAGAAAAGATGTTGTTTTCTTTACCTTTGGCAGGTTCTGCTTTTCGTAAAGTTTATTTTGACCCAAGCTTAGATAGACCTAGTTCTATCTTTGTACCAGCTGAAGATGTTGTAGTTAATTATGGTGCTAGTGACTTAGAGACTTGCCAAAGAGCCACTCATGTTATGCGTAAATCATCTAATGAAGTCAGAAAAATGCAAGTAAATGGCTTTTTTAAAGACATAGAATTACCTGAGCCTGCACAAAATATTTCTGACATTACGAAGAAATACAACGATATTACAGGCGAACAGGACACTTACAACTACGATAGCAGTCATACAATTTTAGAAATGCAAGTAGATTTAGACCTAGAAGGTTTTGAAGATACTGATGCGAAAGGACAAAAAACAGGTATTGCTATTCCTTATGTGGTCACAATCGACCATCCTAGCGGTAATATTTTGAGTATTCGTAGAAACTATTACGAAGATGACCCTAAAAAAATTAGACGTATGCATTTTGTGCATTACCAATATTTACCTGGTTTAGGTTTTTATGGTTTTGGTTTAATACATATGGTCGGTGGTTTAGCTAAATCTGCCACTTCCATTCTTAGACAATTAGTTGATTCAGGAACTCTTTCTAATCTTCCTGGCGGCTTGAAGGCAAGAGGTTTACGCATCAAAGGCGATGATACCCCCATCATGCCTGGTGAGTTTCGAGATGTTGATGTACCTGGTGGTGCTATAAGAGACAACATAACTTTCTTACCTTATAAAGAGCCGTCAGGAACCCTGTATCAACTATTACAAAACATAGTAGAAGAAGGCAGACGTTTCGCTAGTATTTCAGATATGAAGATATCTGATATGAATAATCAAGCTCCAGTAGGCACTACTTTAGCTTTGTTAGAAAGAAATCAAAAAGTAATGTCTGCAGTACAAGCAAGGCTTCATGCAGCCATGAAAAAAGAATTAAATATATTGGTTGGCATAGTTAAAGACTTTACTGACCCAAGTTATCCTTATGAAACAGACGAAGAAGAATTTATTAAAAAGGATGACTTTGATGAAAGAGTAGATGTTATACCTGTTTCTGACCCTAATGCTGCAACAATGGCACAAAGAATTATGCAGTATCAAGCTGCTATGCAATTAGCACAAGCATCACCTGATATGTATAACTTGCCTGAATTACACAGACAAATGCTAGAAGTCTTAGGTATTGATAATGTTGATGAAATTATTCCAGATAATGAAGATATCAAACCAGTTGACCCAGTGACTGCAGTTCAAAACTTAATCAATGGCACTCCTGTTAAAGCATTTATACAACAAGACCACGAAGCACATATAGAAACTATAGCAGCAGCTCAAGAAAATCCAGAAATTGCAGCTACATTACAACAAAGTCCAAATGCTCCAAGCATACTAGCTGCAGCTTCAGCTTATGTTAATGAGCATTTAACTATGAAGTATAGAAAAGAAATCGAAACTGAAATGGGTGTTGAGTTACCGCCAGAAGGTGAACCGCTACCTGCAGATGTTGAAAAACGTATTTCTAGTCTAGTGGCTGAAGCAGCCAAACGAGTCTTAGGAACATCACAACAAAGAGCAGAACAAGAGAGAATACAAGCTCAACAACAAGACCCATTGATACAAATTAAAGAAAGAGAAATTGCTGTCAAAGAAGCCGAGGTTCAACGCAAAGCTAGAGAAGATGAAGCTAGATTACAGTTGGATTCAGCTAAAGCTGCTAATCGAGATGCTATTGAAAAAGAAAGAATATCTACTCAAACAGAAATAGCAGGAGCTAAAATAGGACAGCAAATTGCTAGCGATTTGCTAGAAAATGAACAGCTAAAAGACAAAAAAGCTGTAGAAGATTTTATAAAAGGTGTTGACATAGCTAAAGATATAGTCAAAGATAGCACCATAGATGAGTAATGAAATCACTGAGCTATCACTTTCAGAACATTTGAAAGTTAAATTTAGTGAAATCAAGAAAGATTATAACAATCATTTAGGTTCAGGAGGTTGTAGAGATTTTTCTGAATATCAAAAAATGGTTGGTATTATCGAGGGTATAAACCTCGCAGAACGAGAACTTTTAGATTATATGCAAAGGTTCTTGGAGACATAGGAACTCGACTCCTAAAGTCGTGCAAAATATGAGTGAAGAAGCAAAAAAAATACCAGAACCTGAAAGTGTAAAAACTCCTCAAATTGACAAAGAAGTTAAAAGTCAGCTACCAGCACCGACTGGTTGGAAGATTTTAATAGCTATGCCAAAAGCAGAAGAAAAAACTGAAGGTGGTATTATTAAAGCTACATCGACAGTACAAGATGAAGAAATAAGTAATATCTGTGGTTATGTTTTAAAACTAGGACCTGAGTGCTATAACGATACAAAAAGATTTCCTAACGGAGCTTGGTGTAATGAAGGCGATTGGGTTGTGTTCAGAGCTTATTCTGGCACTCGCATGAAAATGTATGGACAAGAGTTTCGTTTAATTAATGACGATACTGTGGAAGCAGTAGTTGATGACCCAACAGGAGTTGTTAGAGCATGAGTGAAACGCAAATTATTAATGAAGAACCAAACATTCCTGAGACTCAACCTCAGTCTCAAGAAGATAAGTTTTTTGGACAAACTACTGAAATCAGTAATGAAATACCAGAAAACTTAGAAGTAGAGGTAGTTGACGATACTCCAGAAGGAGACCGCAGACCAAAAAAAGCTGAAGATACTACACCTGATGTTGATGATGAAACATTAGATAAGGAAATAGCTGATTACAGTAAAAGAGCTGGCGATAGAATTGCAAAAATTAAATACGAATATCATGAGGAACGTAGAGCAAAAGAAGCTGCTACGAGAGAATCTCAAGAAGCTGTAAAAAGATTACAATCTTTAATGTCTGAAAATCAAAGGCTACAAGCCATGATTGACCAAGGCGGTGAAGTCCTTAATAAACAAGCATACAATAATGCTTTATGGGCAAAACAGAACGCTCAAGCAGCATTTAAAAGAGCCTATGAAGAAGGCAATGCTGACGAAATGACAAAAGCACAAGAGATGCTTGCAAAAGCTACTCTTGCAGAACAACAGTCATCGCAAGTTGCTGAATCTGTACAACAAGAAATTGTCAAACAGATGCCTGCACCAGAGCAAAATGAACCACAACTTCAAATTGACCCTGATGTGCAAGCTTGGGCACAGAAAAACCCTTGGTTTATGGGTACAGAACCTGTGCACAAAGAAATGACTTCATATGCTATGTATGTAGACCAATCTTTACAAGCAAGAGGTATAGACCCTACAGCTAAATCAGAAGAATATTATTCGGAAGTAGACAAAGAAATGCGTCAACGCTTCCCATCTTTTTTTGGTGTGCCATCTTCTCAACAAGAAATTGTTGCAGAAGTTGAAACAACGAAACGACAACCATCAACAGTTGTTGCATCCGCAACGAGGGATAGCGGAAACAAAAAACCCACGCAAATACGTCTGACTCAGACTCAAGTTAAGGTAGCTCGACAACTTGGTATTAGTCCTGAGCAGTATGCAAATCAATTATTAAAGGAGACTTAAATGTCAGAAGAAAATAACACTACAAACGTGGAGGAAGTTTCTGCTGATTCTTCTCCTGAAAACCAAGAGCGTACTCCTAGAGAGAACGATAGTCGAGAGACTACTCAGCACACAGAAAGCTGGGAAAATTCTGCTAATTTACCAACACCTAATCCGCAAGACGGCTGGGTATTTAGATATATTAGAACTGCTTTATTAGGGCAAACTGATAATCCAAATGTCTCAAGACGTTTTAGGGAAGGGTGGCAACCTTGTCGATTAGAGGACCATCCAGAATTACAAATACATATGATGGACCATGCCTCTGAATGGGCAGCTAAAGGAAACATAGAAATTGGCGGACAATTGTTATGCAAAATGCCTGCAGAAAAAGCGAAAGCAAGAGACGAACACTTTGCTGAACTAGCTCAGTCTCAAATGGAATCTGTAGACAATGTGTATTTCAAAGAACAAGATAGTCGAATGGCGACCAAACAAGTGTTTGAACGCAAATCGAAAACTACTTTTGGTAAAGATTCTTAGGAATCTTTTTTAAATTAATTGATGTTGAGTTAATTCTCAACGTATAAAAGGAGACAATTATGTCATCAAGTGCTACTCCTCACGGAGCAAGACCCACTGGTACGATTGTTGGAAGTCCTTATCAAGGAAAAGTTACTCATTACAAAATTAAAAATGCTTATGGTACATCCATATTTTTTGGTGATTTTGTAAAATGGGGTGACGACAACCCTAATACTACTATCCAAAAGGATACTGGTACTACAGCTTGTACACCTATTGGTGTTTTTCTTGGTTGTGCTTACACCGACCCTACTACAGGTCAATTCACTACAAATCAATATTTTCCAGCTTCTACAGCTGCAGATGATATTGTCGCATATGTTGCTAGCGACCCTTTCATACTAATGCAAATGCAATCAGACGAAGCTCTTACTCAAGACGACCTTGGTAAGAATTTTGCGGTGGTTCAAACTGCAGGAAGTACAACAATAGGAACCAGCAAAAATGCTGTCGATGGGAGCACGGCTGCTACCACAAACACACTACCTTTAAAACTCGTTGACTTTGTTGACGGACCAGATAGTGCTGTAGGTGATAGTTATACAGACGTGCTAGTTATGTTTAATGTTGGACATCAGTTGCTAAACACAACTGGTATAGGTTAAGGAGACTAATTATGGCTGCTATATCAAGAGCACAAGAGCTTAAACAGCTCCTTCCAGGATTAAATGCGTTGTTTGGCGAAGAATACGCTACATACGAAAATGAGCATGAAGAAATTTATGTAACTGAAAACTCTGAAAGAAGTTTCGAGGAAGAGTTAAAGTTATCTGGTTTCGGAGCTGCTCCAGTCAAAGATGAAGGGTCAGCTATCAGTTATGATACTGCTCAAGAATCTTTTGTAGCACGTTATACTCACGAAACTATTGCGATGGGATATTCTATAACTGAAGAAGCTATGGAGGATAACCTCTATGTATCTTTATCAGGTAGATATACTAAAGCATTGGCTCGTGCTATGTCTTACACAAAGCAAGTCAAAGCTGCTTATCCATTAAACAATGGATTCAGCACTACTTTTTCAAGTGGTGATGGCGTAGCTTTATTCAGTACAGCTCACCCGTTAGTAAACGGAGGCACTAACAGTAACAGACCTTCTTCAGGTGCTGACTTGAATGAAACATCTTTAGAAGATGCAATTATTCAAATCGGTAAATACACTGATGAAAGAGGTCTTAAAATTGCTGCTAGACCTGTAAAACTAATAGTACCTTCTGATTTACAGTTTGTTGCTACTAGACTTTTACAAAGCGACTACAGAGTTGGAACTGCTGATAACGATGTTAATGCTATCAAAACAAATGGTGTGATTCCTGAAGGATACACAGTTAATCATTATTTAACTGATACTAATGCCTTCTTTATCACTACAGATGTTCCTGATGGTATGAAACATTTTGTCAGAAGTCCTATGACTACATCTATGGATGGAGACTTTGACACTGGTAATGTCAGATATAAAGCTAGAGAAAGATACTCATTTGGAGTTTCTGACCCTCTAGGAATATTTGGTTCACCAGGTAGCTCGTAAATTTAATTAAGGAGACTCCTTCGGGAGTCTCCTTTTTTAACATCTAGGGATTCTTATACTTGTCTATCAACTGCCCTAGCAGACAATTGCCAAGATGATAGATTTTTTTCCTAAAGGAGGAAATTATGGCTAACACAACTTTTAATGGACCAGTTAGAGCCGAAGGTGGTTTTAAGGTCATTTCAAAAAATTCAACTACAGGAGCAGTTTCAGATGTAGCTACTATAGCTTCAACTGGAATCGTTACTAACAAATACCAAAAGCACGTTGGCTTTGCCACAGGCGTAACAGTAAACACTACAGCAGGAGATTCTCCTTCTATAGGTGAATTTACTCAACCTGCTAATACAATTATTACTGATATAAAAATATTTTGTGATACTTCTCCAGTTATTGGAACAGGTGATATAGGTTATGAAGTAGGCACAAGCAGTTCAGGTGCACAAATTGTTGCAGCTCAAACTGATGAAATACTAGATGGTGGTACTACTGTTGTTGCTCATAATGTAACTGTGACTAGTTTAGTTTTACAAACTCAAGATGGAACAACAGCTCCAGCTTCTGTTCAATATACAGATACTGCAAGAACTATTTACTGCAACATTACTAATACAGTAGATGCTACAACAGCAGGGTCATTTACGTTCATTATTGAATACGTTCAAATAGCGTAAGGAGTAAACTATGGCTGATGCAGTAACTTCACAAACCATCATAGATGGTGAGAGAAATTGCGTTATGAAATTTACAAATGTCAGTGATGGTACTGGCGAATCCGCAGTAGCTAAGGTAGATGTATCTGCCTTGGCTTCTAATTCTGCAGGCACAGCTTGTTCAGAAGTTAGAATAATGCGAGTTAGTCATGCTATTGTTGGTATGTCTGTGCAAATATTTTTCAATGCTACAACTAATGTTATAGCAATGGAGTTAGCAGAAAGTAGTAACGGACATATGGATTTTAAATCTTTTGGCGGTATGCCAAATAACGCAGGGAGTGGTAAAAATGGTGATATCCTTTTTACTACAAAAGGACACAGTTCAGGTGACACCTACTCTATTGTTTTAGAGATGGTAAAAGTCTACTCTGACTAATAACGAGAAAAATTATGGCAAAAATAAAAGATTACATAATATCTGAAACAGGTGAATTTCCGCCACAATATAAAGTATTACATCGTGAAGAAGATGGTATTTGGAGACCAGTTTTTGGTCCAGACCCTGACCTACAAGATGCTGAACGTAAGTGTGGAGAAATGAACGGAGAAAGAGCAAGAAATGCTAAAGGACAACTTGTAGCTGACGACCCTTCGACTCCAGATATAAATGAAGCTTATGTTGGTGGTAAAAAACCGACAAAGAAAAAAACAAAAAAACCAGCAGCTAAAAAAAAGGCTAAACCTAAAAAAGTTGCATCTAAATAAAGGTGAATAAAATGGCAGGAAAAAAAACTAAATACATGGCAGGTGGTGGTAAATCTACTAAGTATATGGCAGGTGGCGGCAAGTCTACTAAATATATGGCTGGTGGAGGAAAAACTCCTAAAGTAGAAATGTACAAAGACTACGTTCAAAAGATGTTTGGTGGTGGAATGACCAAAGGCAAGTCTATGGGCGGTGGTCCAGCTATGAAAAAAAATAAATAACTAGTGAATAGTATTTGCTAAATATTTTTTGTGACCAAAAGGAAACGAGAAACACCGATACCTAGAACTACTAAAGGTAAAAGTGCAAACTACAGACCTACTAAATCTGGTGCTGGAATGACCAAAAAAGGAGTTGCTGCATATCGAAAAGCAAATCCTGGGTCTAAATTACAAACAGCAGTTACAGGTAAAGTAAAAAAAGGCAGTAAAGCTGCAAAACGCAGAAAGTCTTTCTGTGCTCGTTCCTTGGGTCAATTAAAAAAGAGTTCGGCTAAAACTAGAAATGACCCAAATTCTAGAATTAGACAAGCTCGCAGAAGATGGAAGTGTTAAATGGTAATGTCTAGAGCAACGATGCAAAATCAAATTACAAAAGCTCCTGCATCAAAAAAGAAAAATATTAAAACAACCCCTTCAGGTATTAAAATAACAAGAATAAAAAAAATATAATTTATGGCAACAAGCGGTACGCATACATTTAATTTAGATTTAAGCGATATTATGGAAGAAGCTTATGACTTAGCTGGCGTTGAGTTACGTTCAGGTTATAGTTATATGGGTGCTAAACGTGCTTTAAATTTAATTTTTTTAGAATGGCAAAATAAAGGTTTAAATCTTTGGACTATAGAACAAGGCACAGTTAGTTTAACAGCAGGTACAAATACATATAGTTTAGATAGCTCTGCTATAGAAGTTGTAGATGCTTTCATAAGAACTAATGCCAGTGACGTTGATAAGCAGTTTGACCAAAGATTAAATAGAATATCTAGAACTGAGTATAATCATCAAGCTAATAAATTAAATCAAGCCAAACCTACCCAATTTTTTATAGATAAAAACACAGGCACAATACAAATAACTTTGTGGTCTACTCCAGATGACGCTGATACTTATACTTTGATTTATGATTACATTCAAAAAATTGAAGATGCTGGCACTGTAGCCAGTAATAATGCAGATGTACCTGCTAGATATTTACCTTGTTTGACTTATGCTCTAGCATATAATTTAGCTTGTAAATATCCTGAAACTCAACAAAGAGTACCAATGATTAAACAAAGATACGATGAACTATGGAATGAAGTAAGTGATGCTGATAGAGAAAGAGCATCAGTAAGATTTGTGCCAGATATAGCAACTTATAGATAATGGCATACGCAAGAGGCAAAAAAGCACTAGGTCAATGTGATAGATGTGGTTTTACTTATAAACTTGCCGAACTTAAATATGAAATATTTGATAGCAAAAGAAATGGCTTGAGAGTTTGCTACGATTGTTTAGATGAAGATAATCCACAATTAAAATTAGGAGAACTTAATATAGTTGACCCACAAAACTTATATAATCCTAGAGTAGATACAGGTGAAAAAGAATCCACTACTTATGTAGCATTTAATCCTGTAGGGGGTGGTGTAACAGAATTTGGTTCTAGTACAATGGGTCTAGACATTACAGCAGAGTTAGGAAAAGTTAAGGTAGTAATAACATGAGTTGGACTTTTACAACATTAAAATCAGCAATACAAGATTATACTCAAAACACTGAGTCTACTTTTGTTTCTAATTTACCAACTTTAATAGTACAAGCTGAAAATAGAATAGTTAAATCTGTAGAGCTACCAAACTTTAGAAAAAATGTAACAGGTACTTTAACTTCAACTAATCCTTATTTATCAGCACCTACAGATTATTTGTATCCATTTTCTTTAGCTGTGCTAGATAGCGATAGTAATTACAGTTATTTATTAAACAAAGACGTAAGTTTTATAAGAGAAGCGTATCCCTCTGCAAGTACAACAGGTACACCAAAATTTTATGCCCAATTTGATGATGATACTTTTATTGTAGCTCCTTCACCAAGTTCAGCCTTAACAGTTGAGTTGCATTATTTTTACAAACCTACTTCAATAACTGAATCAACAGATGGCACAACTTGGCTAGGTACAAACGCAACAGAAGCTTTGTTATACGGGTCATTAGTTGAAGCCTATACTTTTATGAAAGGTGAACCAGATATTTTAGCTGGTTATGAAAATAGATTTAAAGAAGCTTTAGGCAAGTTAACATTAGAATCTGATGGATATAATCGCAAAGATGCTTTTAGAGATGGACAAAGAAAAGTAGATGCTTAATATCGATATAAAAAGTACAATAGGACAAGTTGGTGTTAAAACAACACAAAATACAGGTTTAACTCCTGAGTATTGGACAGAACGCATTATGGAAAGATTAGTGCAAGTTAGCGACAATGCTGACCCTTTAGTACAAGCTCAAGCAAGAGCATTTAAAGACAATATAGAAAAAGTTATTTTATTATATATGAGACAAGCTATAGCTAGTGATAGAAGTACAGTAGCAGGTCTTTTAGAAAAACAAGGTCATTGTAAAATGGCTGAAATTATAAGGAGGCTGTAATGGCTATATCTCAAGCAATGTGCACTTCTTTCAAACAAGAAATTTTGGAAGGTGTGCATAATTTTAAAAACTCAGGCGGTAATGATTTCAAATTAGCGTTATATACCAGTTCTGCCTCTTTAGGTGCAGGCACAACAGCGTATACTACTTCTAACGAAGCTAGTGGCACAAATTATTCCGCTAAAGGTGCAAGTTTAACTAGAGTTGACCCAACGACATCTAGCACAACAGCATTTACTGATTTTGCTGATTTAACTTTTAGTAGTGCCACAGTTACTGCTAATGGTGCATTAATTTTTAACGACACAGCTTCAGGCGACCCAGCAGTATGTGTACTAGCTTTTGGTGGTGATAAAACTTCTACAAACGGAGATTTTACAATACAGTTTCCAACTGCTGATGCAAGTAATGCAATTATAAGAATAGCTTAATTTAAATGGCTAATGTAACTGGCTGGGGTAGAGGCACTTGGGGTGAAGGTGCTTGGAGTGAAGAAGCACCAGTTGTAGTTACAGGAGTCAGTGCTACTTCTGCTGTAGGCACAGTAGTACAAAGAACTTCAAACACTGTTGCAGTTACTGGTTTAGCAGGAACTTCTGCTTTAGGTAGTGAAACTGTAGTTGCTGAAGCTGTACAAACAGTTACAGGAAACTTAGGAACTTCTGCTTTAGGTGATGAAACAATTACTGCAGCAGCATTAATTGCTGAAACAGGAGTAGCGGGAACTACTGCATTAGGTAACGCTATAACTGCTGGAGCAGCAGTCACGGGTGTATCTGCAGTTGCTTCTACTTCTTCTTTAGGAGATGAAACAGTAACAGCTGGTGCGGTAATAGTTGCAACAGGAACAAGTGCAACTTCTGCTTTAGGAACTATAAGTTTAACCACTGTAAATAATTTATCCATAACAGGATTAGTTGGCACAACTAGTTTAGGCGATGAAACTGTTATAGCTAAATCTATTATTTTACCCACAGGTAATGTAGGAACATTTGGTGAACCTTCTGTTAATGTTTGGGGATTGGTAGATACAAGTCAAACACCAAACTATAACGAAGTATCTACTACGCAAAATGCAAATTATTCAGAAGTTTCTACTTCACAAACTCCTAATTGGAAAGAAGTAGCTTAATTAAAATTTAATGAGGAAAAGATATGGCAACATATGTAAATGATTTAAGACTTAAAGAAATAGCGACTGGAGATGAGTCGGGTACTTGGGGAACGTCTACCAACACTAATCTTGAATTAATTGCCGAAGCATTTAGTTTTGGCACAGAAGCTATTACTACTAATGCAGACACTCATACTACAACTATAGCTGATGGGTCTACTGACCCAGGCAGGTCAATGTTTCTTAAATACACAGGTACGTTAGATTCTGCTTGTACAATTACTATTGGTCCTAATACTATTTCTAAACTTTGGTTTATAGAAAATGCTACTTCAGGCTCACAAAATATAATTATTTCTCAAGGTAGTGGTGCAAGTATCACAATACCTAATGGTCATGTAAAAGCTATTTATTCAGATGGTGCTGGCTCAGGTGCAGCTATGGTAGATGCATTTACTGATTTAAACCTAGCAGGAACTACAACAGTAGCAGGTATATCTAGTAGTGGTGCAATAGTTCCAAGTGCTTCTGATGGAGCAGCGTTAGGCTCTGCTTCTTTAGAATGGTCTGATTTATTTTTAGCAGATGCAGCCGTTATTAATTTAGGTGATGACCAAGATACTACCCTTACGCACGTTGCAGATACAGGTATATTACTTAACAGCACTAGACAATTACAGTTTGGTGATTCTGGCACATATATACACCAATCAGCAGATGGAGTACTAGACCTAGTTTCCGATACTGAAATAGAAATTAATGCTACTACTATTGATATAAATGGTAATGCAGATGTATCGGGAACAGTTACCGCTACTGGAACTTCTGTTTTTGCTAGTCTTGACATCTCAGGCGATATAGATGTAGACGGCACTACTAACCTAGACGTAGTAGATATAGACGGAGCTGTTGATATGGCTTCTACACTACAAGTAGATGGAGCTATTACAGGTTCAAGCACAATCAATGGCGTAGGTATATCATCTAATATAACAAACTTTGCAAACAGCATACTAATTAGTAATGATGCAGGAACAGGTACATTAGATGCTGCTTCAAACAATACAGGTTTCGGTTACGAAGTTTTTGATGACCTAACGAGTGGTGATGATAATACTGCTGTTGGTTATCAAGCAGGAACAAAAATAACATCAGGACATAGTAATACACTTATTGGTAAATCTGCAGGTGCAGCTATAACCACAGGTTCAGAAAATGTTTTTGTCGGAGAACGAGCAGGTGATGCTGTCACAACAGGCGGAAATAATACAGGTGTTGGACATAAAGCATTAACTGCTGTCACAACAGCAAGTAATAATGTAGCTGTTGGAAATGATGCAGGTGCAGCTATAACCACAGGTAATAATAATGTTGCTATAGGTGATTTTGCTTTAGATGCTAACACCACAGCTTCTAACAACACAGCGGTTGGTACTTATTCTTTATCAGTTAATGAAACAGGTGCAAATAATACTGCTATAGGAAATGATACTTTAGACAGTTGCACTTCAGGTAGTAATAACACAGCAATAGGAGTTGATGCTTTACAAGCTGTCACAGATTCAACTAATAATGTAGGTGTTGGTTATCTTGCAGGTAGTGGGATTACAACAGGCGGCAGAAACACTTGTCTTGGAGAAGGTTCTGGTATTGCAGGAAGTCCTTCTGGTGCAATAACAACTTCAAGCAATATTATGTGTTTAGGTGATGATAATATGCAAACTTTGTTTTGTGCACAAAGTAGCATAAACACTTCAGATTCAAGAGATAAAGCTGATGTTACTAATTTTACAGGTGGTTTAGCTTGGATTAATAAAATGAATCCTGTCACTTATCAATGGGATAGAAGGTCTTGGTATGCAGGTGATAAACCTGAACCAAAAGATATATTAGCAGCAACTCCAGATGGTTCTAAAAAATCTTCTAAAATTGAAATAGGACTTATAGCACAAGATGTTTTAGATATAGAAAAAGATAATGGTTATGGTGCTAATAATGATAATAGTCTTTTGGTCAATTTAACTGAAGATGAAACTAGGTATGGTATAAATTACACAAACATCATTCCAATACTAATAAATAGTATTAAAGAATTATCTGCAAAAGTAGAAGAATTAGAAAAAGGTTAAACCAATAGAAGAATAAAATGGAACTTATATTTATACCTTTGATAGCTTGTATAGTGATTATGATAGGAGAACTTTCTAATCCCAGAGGTATGAACATTTTTTGGTATAAAGTTAATGTTATAACAAAAAACTATTACAAAGAATTAAGGCAATACGATTCAGGAAATAATAAAGGAAACAGAAAACATTCTAGGAGTAAATAATGGCTACTATTAAAGATGCTTTAAATGCAATTGAGTCACATGAAAAAGAGTGCAAAGCACTATATAAAAGTATTGATACAAGATTGGAGTCAGGTTCTAAAAGATTTGATAAAATAGAAACAATGATATGGGCAGTATATCCGTTTATACTAGCTACAGTCATAACATCAAAATTTATAGGATGAGTCGAGCAAAAAAATCTACAGTTAATAAAGCAGGGAATTATACTAAACCTACTATGCGTAAAAATTTATTCAATAGAATAAAAGCAGGAGGCAAAGGCGGAAAGCCAGGTCAATGGTCTGCAAGAAAAGCACAGATGTTAGCTAAACAATATAAAGCAAAAGGCGGTGGCTATAAGAGTTAATGCCTTATTTAATAAGCAACATACCTCAATTTAAATGTTGGGTAAGAAAAGAATTTACAGCTAATCATCAAAAATATCATGGTGAATTTATTCATGCTATTGCTATAGCAGTAAATACAATCCCTGATAGGTCATTAAGTTTTCAAGTAGTCTTTACAGGTTGTGAGATAGATAACCACGAAGATATGCCAAATGTTCATGGTGGTGCGATGTGGGCAAGGATGCCTATTCAAGCATTAGTTGCTGACATACCTGTAGAAGAATGGGCACTACCGATGGAGGACCATTTAGCTCAACCTTGGGATTGTGAGTCAAGACATCATTCTGTAATTACTATGGACCGAGTAAGTTCTAGTCCTTGGATAGCAAAAATAAATAATCAGTTTTATCAAGCTAAATATTTATTTACAGTTGATTACACTGACCATTCTATAGCTGATGACCCTGCTCAACATAAACAATCTCATGTTATGTATATAACAGAAGATTGTGAGTGGAAAGGAAATATAGTGGCTCTGCCTAATAATAGAGTTAGAGCAACTAGTCCTGCTTTATGGCGTACTGGTGAAGGTGCTCCAGACTTTATGCCCTCTCAACATTTACATTCTGCTGAAGGACACGAAAGCTACCTTGACCCACTAATAACTTTTAATAATCTATATAGTGAGGGTTTCACAGAAGATAAAGGAGAAGATTAATGCCACTAAAAAAATCCCAAAGAAGCTTAAAAAAGTGGACTGGACAAAAATGGACAACAGCAAGTGGTAAAAAATCCTCAGAAACTGGTGAGGTATATGCACCTAAAGCACAAATTAATAGATTAAAGTCTACCCCTAAAGGTAGAAGAAAACTTGCAGCAGCTAATAAAAAGAAAAGAGAAGCTACAAGAAAAGGTAAACAACACGCAAGACACGGCTTGCATAAAGGTAAGAGCAGATAATGTATGAATATAGTTGCGAAGTAGATAGAGTAGTTGATGGTGATACTATTGATGTAATTTTAGATTTAGGTTTTGATATCTTATTTAAAACTAGAGTTCGTCTTTATGGCATAGATACTCCTGAATCTAGAACTAGAAACAAAGATGAAAAAGCTAGAGGAAAGTTATCTGCTAAGTTTTTACAAGATGCAATTAATACAGCAGAACAAGTTGTAATAAGAACAAAACTCAAAGATTCAAGAGGTAAATTTGGTCGTGTACTTGGAATTGTAGTGTGTGATGGCAAAGATATTAATGAAGCTATGATAGAAAATTTTATGGCAGCAAAATACTTTGGACAAAGCAAATCAGCTATAGAAGCAGTACATATGGCTAATAGAACAAAATTAATAGAATTAGGAATGTTTGTTCCTACGACAAATGAGTGAGGCAGTACAATTAATAACAGAACTGGGATTTCCAATAGCTGCAGCTTTAGGTCTCGGTATATTTGTTTGGAAGTTAATAAATAGAATTATAGATGGCATGGAATCTAAAATAGATGTAGTTGATGATAAGGTAAACGAACAGCTAAAAGCTATGGAAAATAGATTACAAACTAAATTAGATGCACAACAAGGCATTTTAGTTGCTTTGATAGATAGAGTTAGAAGTGTAGATAATGAAATAATTAGGCAAGATACATTGTTAAAAACAATGTTAGGTGTGCCACAACTAGTTCAAAACGATAAAATTGCAAAAGCAGAAAGAGATGACCAGAGAAAAGACTAAAGATATTTTAGGTAAAGTTATGATTTATGGATTTTTAATAACTTGTATTTTTGTTTTTGCAGATAATATTTTTGCAGACCAAATTACTCATAAATTTAAATCTCCTAGTTTTAGTGGTAATGGTACTTCTAGTCATTATCTAACTATAGAAAATCAAGAATTTAGTAGAAAAATGACTATTAAAGAAGAGTTGCAAGCTTTGCAAGATGAAATTGAAAGAGATGCAGAGAATACAACTTTAGCTAGATTCGTAAGAAATTTAGAATCTAGAATATATGCACAATTATCAAGACAACTTGTTGATAATTTGTTTGGCGAAACCCCAATGACAGAAGGTACATTTGCATTAGAAGGAAGCACTATTTCTTATGTAAGTGATGGCACAACTATAACTTTAACTGTATTAGACCAAGATGGAACTACGACAACTATTACTATTCCTGTCGGCTCTTTTACTTTCTAGTTGTAGTATATTTAAAGTAATCGAAGATACTGAAAATCAAAGGTTAAAAGCAAAAGAAGATGCCAGTATTTTAGGGTTATTTTCTGAAGAGTTATTAAATGTTAAAGCTCCAAAAAACAAACCTGTTATAGCTGTTTATCCAAATAGTTTTACAGACCAGACTGGTCAAAGAAAAAGTAATAGTGAATTTGCTTTATTTTCTACAGCTTTAACACAAGCTCCACAATCTTTACTAATAAGAGCTTTGAAACATACTGCAAAAGGTAATTTTTTTATTGTTGTAGAAAGAGTTGGTTTAGATAATCTTACTAAAGAAAGACAATTAATTAGGTCAACCAGAGAAATCGAAAACGAAAAAAAATTAAAACCTTTATTGTTTGCAGGAATTATCATAGAAGGTGCAGTTTTAGCTTATGATAGTAATTTAAAAACAGGTGGTATTGGTGCTAGATATTTAGGTATAGGCTCTAGCATAGAATACCGACAAGATGCAGTAACTGTAAGTTTGAGATTAGTTTCAGTTTTGACAGGCGAAATATTAGTAGAAGTTTTATCAGAAAAAACTATATATAGTTATGGTCAAACGCAAGATGTATTTAAATTTTACGAATTAAACACGGAATTACTTGAATTAGAATTTGGTAATGCTGCTAATGAAAGTCCTACAATAGCACTACAAAAAGCAATAGAAGGTGCTATTTTAGAAATAGTTAACATAGGATATGAAAGGAGGTTTTGGACTTATGAATAACTTTTACAAAATATTTTTTTTATTATTTGCAATAACAATCTTTGCAGATAATGAAATATATATAGACCAGTCAGGTGCTACTGCAAACCTAGATATAGAACAACAAGGAGGTTCTAATATTGTAGGTGGTGCAAGTGCACAAGCTGGGTCTATGACAGCACTTGATTTAGATGGTGCATCTATGACGCTAGACATAAATCAAATTGGTTCTTCTAATAAATTTTTAGGAGACATTTGGTCAGATAGTTATACGGGATTTTTTAATTTTGCAGGAGACAGTAATGTTTTTAATATGCAAACCGACCCATCCAATACTTTTGGAGCAGACAATTCCAACGTGAATGTACAGGTTACTGGTAATACCAACAACTTGACACTCAACCAAGCTACTACAGCATTGGCTTCAGGACTTGATTTGGATTGGATTATTCAAGGCGGTGGTAATAATATAACTGCAGCAATAGATATTGATGGTGCTATCAACTACATGAACATAGATGGTAGTGACAATACGATTACTTATGATGGCGATGGCACAAATGCTAGTTCTAATGGATATTTTCATTTAACGCATAGTGGCGGAAATCAAAGAACTTTTAATATAACGCAACAAAGCACATTAAATAATGATTGGCTTAAAATCACTTCTGCTGGTTCTAATGGTACTTTCTGTATCAATCAAAACGACCAAGGCACAGCCACTGGATGTCAGTAGTATAGGCGATATATCAGAATTAAATGGCAATGCACAAATAGTTAGAGATAAGTCTTACGATGCTCAACTAAAGTTTGCTATACAACAAAACGATGAAGCTATAACTAAAAATGGCAGGTTAGCCATAAAGTTTTTAGACGATTCGCAGGTTAAACTTACAGAATATTCAGAATTAGTTATAAATGAATATGTATTTGATTCTGACCCAAGTAAATCAAAAATGGCTCTTAAATTTACTTTGGGCACAGCTAGATTTATTACAGGTGGCTTTAACAAAATAGATAAAAAAAATATTAAGTTATCGACACCAACAGCTAATATAGCAATAAGGGGTACTGACTTTACTGCAACAGTTGATGAATTAGGTAGAAGTTTAATAATATTATTGCCTGATAGATTAGGTTTATCTAGTGGCGAAATAGAGGTAGTTACAGCTACAGGCAGCGTTTTATTAAATAAACCTTTTCAAGCTACTACTGTGTCTGTATTTGAATCTGCACCAACAAAACCAATAACTTTAGATTTAACATTAGACACAATTGATAATATGTTGATTGTTTCTCCTCCTAAACAAAACAAACAACTTGTTGAAGAAGTACAAACAAAAAAAGATACAGTCTTAGATTTTAATGACCTTGATATTGATTATTTAGATGAAGATTTTTTAGATAGTAAAGAAGAATTAGAGTTTACTGAATTAGATATAAATTTTTTGGATGTTAATTTCCTTGAAGATTTGTTAGATATTGTAGATGCACTAGCAATAGAAGAAGAAGAAGATAAACTCAGCCAAGCTACAGGTATAAATATAGTTGGTACAGACTTAGGACAAGATAAAGACACACAAATTACAACTTTAGTTACAGGTCAAATTATTAGTTTTAGAAGAAATGTAAACCAAAATGTAAGACTAGATGTGGATGGTAGCAATGCTTATACAATTATTTTAGTACAAGATGGAGTAAGTAAAGTAATTAAAGTTAATGGAGGTGGTGACTCTACTATCACATTGAGTCAGCAATAAAAATGAAAAAAATAATTTTACCATTAATATTAATTTTACTTTTGCCATTTGTTTTTAATGTTAGTTTTATAGAAATTCTAAAATTAAAAACTTTTGATGCTTTAATAAAAAAACAAGAACCTTCAGGTAATTTTGTTATTTTAAATATTACCGAAAAAAATGTTACTGATAGAGGCGGTTTTCCTTTTCCCCGACAAGATTATGCAGATATTCATGTTGAGTTATTAAATAAAGGTGCATTAGGTGTTGGTTGGGTTATTGCATTTAGTGAAAAAGACAGATTTAAAGGTGATGAAACATTTGCATCAGCTTTAGCTTTGTCTCCCTCTATTTTAGCTATGTTTGAAAATGTTAGTGGTAATTATCCAAAAACTTCAGGTACAGTTTATTTAGGAGAAGGCAAACCTAATGGAATAAAAACTCAAGGTGTTGTAGAAAATATTGAAGTCTTAAAAAAATCTGCAACACAAGGCATAGCAACAGCACCTGTAGACATAGATAATCTAGTTAGAAGAATACCTTTATTGTTAGAAACACCTGATGGTTTTGTAAGTGCTTTTGGCACAGAAGTTTTAAAAACTTTAACTAATAGTAAAACTTACATAATAAAAACATCTACAGCAGGTATAGAAGAAATAACAGTACAAGGTATACCGCCAGTAAAAACAGATACGTTAGGTAGAAAATGGATTAGTTGGGTAAATACTCCAGAAACAGATTTAGACAATATGGAAGTATTTGGTAAATTTGTTTTTGTTGGAGTTACGGCAAATGGTGTAATGCCACAAGTAGCTACTCCAATAGGTTTATTAGAACCACATAAAATACAAGCAGCGTTATCAGAATCTTTGTTAATACAAGACAGTCCTTATATACCTGATTGGAGTTGGATTGCAGAAATATTAATATTAATAACATCAATAACTGCTATTTGGTTTGCTTTATTTTATTTTGGAATAACTGCTGGAATATTATTCACTAGTGTATTATTTTTTCTAACAGCAGGTATTGGATATTATTTAATACAAAAAGGTATATTACTTGATGTCACATGGACTTTAATATCACAGTTTGTAGTAGCAACTATTGCATTTTATTTAAGATTTAGAGAACAATTTAAATTACGTTTACAGATAAAAAAACAATTTGAACATTATTTAGACCCTAAACAGGTAAAACGCTTACAAGACAATCCTGAGTTATTAAAATTAGGTGGCGAAACTAAAACAGCTACTTTTTTATTTACTGATGTTAGAGGTTTTACTGCTATGTCAGAAAAATTAAAACCTGAAGATGTTACTTATATTATGAATAAAGTTCTTACTGCTCAACAAATAGCAGTACAAAATTATGGCGGTATGGTAGATAAATATATAGGCGATGCAATGATGGCAATATTTAATGCACCTTTAGATTTGCAAGACCACGCAAAAGCAGCAGTAGATTGTGCTTTAGAAATAATTAAAAATATAAATGATTTAGCTGTTGAATTACAAGAAGAAAGATTACCAGAAATAGCTATAGGTATAGGAATCAATACTGGTCCTGCAGCAATAGGAAATATGGGTTCTGCTACTAGATTTGATTACACAGCTATAGGAGATGCAGTAAATGTTGCAGCACGATTAGAAAGTGCTACTAAAGAAAGAAAAGTAGATTTACTAATTAGTGAATCAACAGAAAGTTTATGTGGTTATCATTTAAAATCTTTAGAGCCTATACTAGTCAAAGGTAAAATTAGTCCATTAAAAATTTATACATATGAGTAAAATATTATTAGGCGTAGTTGGGATATTGTTACTAGCTTGTAGTTTTTTGTATTGGCAAAATTCTAGATTAGCTGAAATAAATCAAGCTTTTGAACTGCGAGATAAAGAACAAAAAGCAGCTATAGAAAGCTTGCAAAATGATTTTAAATTGCAAACTGAAGGGTTATTAGAATTACAATCTAAAACTCAACAGTATGAAGCAGAAATGCAACGCTATTTAGACGTATTTAAAAGGCATGATTTAAGCAAACTTGCTTTTGCTAAACCAGGTTTAATTGAACCTAGAGTAAATAAAGGAACTAAAAATGTATTTGAGAACATTGAAGAAATCAGTCGTAATATTGACTTGCTTGATGATGGTCTACAGTTGCAGTCTAATACCGACTAAACAAGTAGAAGTTATAAGCAAGCCATTAGAAAGAACTATTGTTCAACCAATATTACCTAGAGAAATAGATTTAAAAGAACCTTATTGGTATGTAGTTTCAACTAAAAACCTTGAAGAGTTTTTAGCTACTATAGAAAAAGAGCAAGGCAAAGTAGTGTTTTTAGCTATGTCTGTACCTGACTATGAGTTAATGGCTTACAATACACAAGAGTTAAAGAGGTATATAAATGAACTTAAAGAAGTTGTGGTCTACTATAGAAAAGTTACTACAAGTAATAAAGGGGAGTAATATGAAAATATCTGAAGAAGGCAAATCTCTTATAAAAAAATTTGAAGGTTGTAAATTAGAAGCATACTTATGTCCTGCAGAAAGGTGGACAATAGCTTACGGCAAAATTAAAAATGTAAAAGAAGGTGATACTTGCACACAAGAACAAGCTGAAGAATGGCTTAATGAAGAGTTAGTAGAATATGAAGAGTATGTAGAAAAACTAGTAGAAGTGCCTTTATCTCAATGTCAGTTTGATGCTTTAGTAGCTTGGACTTATAACTTAGGTCCTTCTAATTTATCTTCATCTACTATGTTGAAATGTTTGAATAAAGCAGAATTTGAAAAAGTACCTTTTGAAATAAAAAGATGGAACAAAGCAGGCGGTGAAGTTTTAGATGGTCTTATTAGAAGAAGAGAAGCAGAAGCTATGTTATTTCAAGGTCAAGATTGGCATGAGGTTTAGTCTATGCCATTAGCTAAATATGTTTTCAAACCAGGTATAAATAAAGAAGGTACTAATTATAGTAATGAAGGTGGCTGGTTTGATGCTGATAAAGTTAGATTTAGAAAAGGCAGACCTGAACGTATAGGCGGTTGGGTTAAAAATACAATAAATAGTTTTATAGGCACTTGTAGAAAGCTATACAATTATAAAGCATCAAGTGGTTCTAATTACACAATTTTAGGCACACATCAAAAACTTTATGTTAAAGAAGGTAATGTTATGCATGATGTTACCCCTATAAGAAAAACTAGTACGAATAGTATAACTTTTGCTGCAACTAATGGCTCAAGCACAATAACAGCAACTGACTCAAATCATGGTGCAGTCAATGGAGACTTTGTAACTTTATCTGGTGCAGTTTCTTTAGGTGGACTTATAACTGCAGCTGTTTTAAATCAAGAATATCAAATAGATACTGTAACAGGTACAAATACCTATACTTTTACAGCTAAAGATACTTCAGGTAGCGAAGTTACAGCTAATTCTAGTGATAGTGGTAATGGTGGTTCTGGAGTAGATGGGTCTTATCAAATTAATACAGGTTTAGATGTATATGTGCCTAGCACAGGTTGGGGTATAGATACTTGGGGTGCTGGTACTTTTGGCTCATCATCTGATTTATCATCTATAAATCAATTGCGTTTGTGGTCAATAGATAATTTTGGTGATGACACAATAGCTGCAGTAAGAGCTGGTGGAGTTTACTATTGGGATGAATCTTCTGGTACAAGTAATAGAGCAGTTAATGTAACAAGTTTGAGTGGTGCTAGTAATGTGCCAACAGCTGTATTACAAATAATGATGTCAGATATAGATAAGCACGTTATAGCTTTTGGTTGTAACCCAATAGGTTCAAGCACAATTGACCCCTTATTAGTAAGATTTTCTGATACTGAAAACGCAGCTGACTGGACACCTACAGCAACAAATCAAGCGGGTGGAGTTCAATTATCTTTAGGCTCAACAATTATTGGTGCTCTCAGAACAAGACAAGAAATAATTATTTGGACAGATGCAGGTATTGTTTCAATGCGTTTTGTTGGTGAACCTTTTGTTTTTTCTTTCACTGAAGTTGCAACAGGTCCATCTATAATATCACCTAATGCTATGGTTAATGCCAACAACAGAGTATTTTTTATGGACCGAAATGGTTTTTATGTTTACTCTGGAACTGCAGAAAGATTGCCTTGTACAGTGTTAGATTATGTTTTATCGGATATAAACTTAACCCAAGCGTATAAAATTTTTGCAGGTTCAAATGAAAATGTAAATGAAATTATATGGTTTTATCCTTCTAGTTCTAGTACAGAAATAGACCGATATGTTTTATATAACTATTTAGAAGGTGTTTGGTCTATAGGTACAACTGCAGATGATTTTGTTAGAACTGCTTGGCATGATGCACCAACATTAAATTTACCTTTAGCAGCTAGTAAAAATGATACTACTAATTTAAATTATTTATATAATCACGAAAGTGGACATGGTAATGATGGTAATAATTTTTCTGCTTTCATAGAATCTAGTGATTTTGACCTTACACCAGATGGCGAAAAATTTACTTTTATTTCAAAATTAATACCAGATATAGAATTTAGAGACCAACAATCAACTGCGGATACAGTTACTTTTACAATAAAAGGCAGAAACTATCCTTTAGAAAGTTTAGGAACTTTACAAACTGTTGATGTAACTCCAAGTTCTACTTTTGCAAATACAAGAACTAGAAGTAGGCAAGCAGCATTGAGAATATCAAATAGTTCAAACGACTTTGGTTGGCGACTTGGAGATTTAAGATTAGAAATAAGACCTGATGGAAAACGCTAATGGCTGATATAAAAACTATAGCTCTACCTTTACCAACTAGAGAATACGACACAGATAATGAGGCAATTACTAGAAGAGTTTTAGAACAGGCAATTGCTGATTTAAATAATAAAATAATAACTGTACAAAAAATGCAGTCACCAGTGACTAGTAAAGCATCTAAAAAACACCAGTTTTTATTAATGGGTATGAAACATGGCTGATGATTTAAAAGTATTAGGTCAATTAGACCCAGCAGCTACTACCACAACAGTTTTATATACTGTGCCAGATATGACTCAAACTACAGTCAGTTCAATAGTTGCAGCCAATAGAACAGGTTCTGCAATAACATTTAGACTAAGTGTTCATGTAGGTGGTGCAGGTGCAGATGATAAACAATTTATTTTTTATGACAAATCAGTAGCAGCTAACGATTCATTTGCCATAGTGTTAGGGATTACATTAAATCAAACAGATGTATTAAAAGTTTATACCAGTGCAGTTGATATGAGTTTTAATGTATTTGGCTGCGAAACTAAAGAGGAAAGATAATGCCATTTATGCCTACAGAAATAAAAATTAGAAAAGGAGATACTTTGAGCGAAATAGCTCAAATGTTTGATACTTCTGTTTCAGAATTAGCCAAATTAAATAATATTAAAGATGTAGATTTTATTAAAGCAGGAGATACTTTAAAACTTCCTAAGACTAAAACAACTTTTGATATAACTCCAAATAAAGAACAAGTTAATAAAGATGTAAAATCACCTAGAGCAACAATAGATGCAGAGCCTGGTTTTGGTATTGGATTAGCAGCTTTGTCTGACCCTAATGACCCTTATAAATTACACCCAAAAATATTAGATTATTTTAAAAGAAAAAATATTGTAAAAAAAGGTAAGCCTAGAACTAAAGATAGCAGAGTAATTGATGACTCAACTACTATAGACACAGGAACAATAGCACCTGCTAAAGATAGGTCAACAAGCAGAAAGTCTAAAGACTCTGAAAGTTTATTACCTATAAATGTAAGACAATTTTTTAATCCTGAACAAGATAGAACCGAAGCAGATTTATCAACAGCAGAAAAAACTGCCTTAAAAGAAGTAATTGCTTATAGTCAAAGTCCTGAAAGAATAGCTGAAAAAATTGCAACAGGTATAAATCCTAATGTCATAGAATATAAAGATTATGAAACTACTGCACAAGGAGCACAATATGCTGATGTAGGTGGTCCTATGAGTCTTTTTGGTTTGGCTAAAAAAATACAAGACCCAAGATATAATTTAAAAACAGTTTTAGGACAAGCTACAGTAATTCCTCAAGATGATGGTGGGTATGTTGTAAGAGATGTTTTTGATTTTCCATCTAAAACACAAGCAACAGGTTTAGGAAAATTAGTTGATTATTATAGTAGCATCCCAAGTTATGGATTGAATCCTTACAGTCAATTAAGAAATTATATGGGTTATTACGGACCTCAAGAAGGCACAGGGGAAGGTGGTAAATTCAACATTGCTTTAGCAAGTGGTGGTCAGATACACAATTTTAATCAAGGTGGAAGTATGAATGAAGTACAAAAACAAGTAAAAAATATAGCCTCAAAAGGTCGTTATGGCGATTCTATGTTGATGCACGTTAATCCTATAGAAGTAAATGCCATGGCACAACAAGTGCCTTTGACAATAAATCCAGAAACAGGACAGCCAGAAGCTTTTTTACCTTTAGCTTTAGCACCTATAGCAGGTTCATTAATAGGTGGTAGTCTATTAGGTGGTACAGCTTTAGGAGCATTAGGAGCCTCTGCTTTGGGTTCAGGTTTAGCACAATACGCTGTAACAGGCGATTTAAAAAAAGGTTTATTAGCTGGTTTAACAGGATATGGCATAGGAACAGCACTACAAGGTGCAGGAGCTGCAGCACAAGCAACACAAGCAACACAAGCAGCTACAGATGCTGCTACAAATCTTGCTAATACTGATGCTTTAACAACAGCATTAGCTGACCCAAGTTTAACTAAAGCAGGAGTTGCATTACCTGAAGGTTTAGCTACTGGTGCTTATCCAGGTGACCCAACAAATTTATTAAATCCAGCTGGTGTAGACCAAGTTGCTTTACAGTCTAGTCAAACAGCAAATGCTTTACAACCTGCTATAAATCAAGCAGGAACTTCAGGTTTTCAAGATGTTATTGGTTCAGCAGATTATTTAGCTAACCCTCCTGACAGTATATTACAATCTGGTAAAGATGCTTTTTCAGGAGGATTTAAAGAAGGTGTAGGCAACCTTGCATCAGGATTAATGAAGCCAGGAGCATACATACCTGCAGGTATAGGTATGGGTAGTACATCTATAATGGATTCACAAGAATTGTTTGAAGAACAATTAGCAGATGCAGAAAGAGCTAGACGAGAAGGTAGAGCAGAAATGTTTAGAAATACTCCTGAGCCAATTCTTTATAGTGCAGCTGGTGGGTTAACACAGTTTCAAGAAGGCGGTAATATTAGTTATCCAGAAGAAGGTGATTATACTGAACTACCACAAATTTTTGCACCTGATAGAACACCTTATCAAGTTAATCCTAATTTTATGCCAGGATTTTCGCCAGAAACAATGTATTTCAATCCATCAACTATAAGTGCACCAGCATCTAGTTTATCGCAAGCAGGTTTAGTTCCCCCCATGATTACAGATACTTATACAGGTTCTAAAGGTGGTTTTGGCGGGAGACAAGCTTCTATAGCACCACAAACTGTTATCGACCCTTTTCAAGCTTATACAGGCACAGCTCCTGAAGGTTTACAGTTTAATGAAGCACCTATACCAATGGCTATGAATCAACCTCAGCCATCTATAATGTCTAATACAAATAATCTTCCTACTAGTCCTACGCCTACAGAATTTTTAAGTAAAGATGATTTTAGAGCACAATATGTGAAAGATAATCCTGAACCACCTAGAGGTGGTAAAGCTGTAGGAGCAAGATTAAGAACAGAATATGAATCAGATTTTAATGAAGCTTATGATGACTATAGAGATACAACAACAGCTATTCCACAAATTTTTGAATCAGCACCTATACAATATTCTAATATGCTAGGTACTATTCCTCTAGATGGTTTTGCACCAGAAAGTTATTCTAGTGGAGGTGATTTGAAACCTGTACCAGCTGATAATAAAGGTCTGCCTAAATTACCTGAAAGTGTCAGAAATGAAATGGGTTATATGCAAGAAGGTGGAGATACAGGAATAGACCCATTAATTACTGAAGTTACTAAATTTATATTAGGCGAGTCTGATAACAATGAAGCTTTAAATGCCTATATAGCTAAATATGGCAATGAAGAATTTATGAAACTAAGACAACAAATTTTAGAAAGTATTGTGCCAGGTGCACAAACGGAAGGTCTTATAGAAGGCATGGGTAATGGCGGTATGGATGATGACCTTAGAGGCATGATTGGTAATAAAGAAAAAATAGCTGTATCACAAGATGAATTTATTGTACCTGCAGATGTAGTATCTATGTTGGGTGATGGCAGTTCTGATGCTGGTTCAAAAAAATTATACGAAATGATGGATAGAGTTAGAAATGAAAAAACAGGTAAAACAAAACAAGCACCTATGATAAACACACAAAAAGTATTACCTGCATGAATCAATCATTATTAAAAGAAGAAGCAACTGAAGAATATGAAATTTCTCTTGTTCCGCAAAATCAAGTAATTTTAATTTGGGATGGTGTTGAAAAGTTAATACAAAAATCAGCTAATCGTTCTGGTGGCAGAACTAGACCGCAAGATGTTTTAAATGATTTATTAAATAACGATTCACAACTTTGGATAATCTTTGATACAGGTAGTTTTGAAATTATTGGTATACAAATAACAATATTTAACTTTTATCCAACTGGTAAAAAAATGTTAAATCTAGAACATACATCAGGAAAAAAAATGCAAGATTGGATAGAAAAAGGTTTAGATGTAATTACAAAATATGCCAAAGAAACTGGTTGCGATGGTTTGGAGGGTATGGGCAGACATGGACAATGGAATTGGGTCAAAAATAAAAAAGGTTGGAAAAAACCAGCTACATTTTATGAATATAATTTTGAGGATGACGTATGAGAAGATATAAAGGCGGAGGTAGTTCAGCACCTACAGAAACTACAGTTACGCAAACTGATTTACCAGAATATGTAGAACCTTATTTTAAAAGACTTTTACAAAGAGGTGAAGCAGAAAGTTTACAAGGCTATGACCCTTATGGCGGTCAAAGGCTAGCTTATTTTTCTCCTGATGAATTGACTTCACAGGCTATGACTAGAGGCTTTGCTCAATCAGGTACACCGCAACAGTTTACTGATGCTGCTGATAGATATGGTATGCAAGGCACAATAGGTTCTGGTTATACAGCAGAAACTACACAACCTAATTATCAAGCAGGTATGGCTAGTCCATCATATATGCCTATTGATTATGAACAAAATATAAGTAGATTCATGTCTCCTTATCAACAAAATGTAATTGATATTCAAAAAAGAGAAGCTACTAGAGCCTCTGACATTATGGGCAAAGGTATACAAGACCAAGCCACATCTGCTGGTAGTTTAGGTGGTTATCGAGAAGCAATTTTACAAGCAGAACGTCAACGTAATTTAGGGCAACAGTTAGGCGATATACAAGCTTTAGGGTCACAAAGAGCTTTTGAGTCAGCACAACAACAACTTGCTAGAGAAAGAGCTGCAGGTCTTGGTGCTTCACAATTAGATTTAAAAAGATTTCAACAACAAGAATTAGCAAGACAAAGAGAAGCTCAATTAGGTTTAACTGCTGCAAGACAGAATGAAGCAGCTCGTCAACAACAAGAAAAGTTTGGTCAATCTGCTTATGATTTGTCTAGTCGTTATAATCTGCAAGCAGCTCAAGGTTTACAAGATATAGGTCAAGCTACACAAGAAGATGCTTTAGCTAGAATAAATGCTTTACAAGGCATAGGCTCGCAACAAAGAGCATTACAACAAGCTGGTTTAGATATGGGTTATCAAGATTTTTTAAGACAACAAAATTATGCAACAAGCCAGTTAGGAGATTTAAGTGGTTTATTAAGAGGTGTCCCAGTTCGACCAGAACAAACTGTAAGCACTTTTCAACAGCAACCAGGTTTGTTTCAAACTGCAATAGGTGCAGGTCTAACAGGCTTAGGTTTATATAGAGGTTATGGAGGATAATTATGAATCTAGTACAATTATCAAATGAATTAGAATATTTGCCAAAAGACAAATTAGCTCAAATGGCACAGGACCCTAATTCTATGTATCCTCCTTATTTAGTATTAGCTGAAATACAAAGACGTACACAGATGGAAAAAATGTATGCAGCAGCACAACCAAGACCCAAAACTACAGTGGCAGAAGAAGTGGTAAATGAATTTACTATGACAAATCCCAATGCAGGTATATCATCTATGACAGTATCAGCTCCAACTGATAGATTCTCCCAAGAGTCAAAAGATATGCCTGCTCCAGTATTAATGCAGACAGCAGCTAGTGGTGGTTTAACAGGTTATGCTGAAGGAAATAAAACTAAATTTACTCCTACTTATGTAGTACCTGGTGGGTATTATGCTAATCCAGCCTACATTGAAGCTATGGAAAAAGGTGAACTTTTTATAAGTCCAAATGAATACAAATACAAGAAGCCTGAATTTGCAGGAGGCACAGCTTATGAATATCTAATGAATGTTAAGGGTGAGCCAGAAGGAGTAATAAGAAAAGGTAAAAAACAAACAGGCACTTTACCCGAAGTTATGTTAGAAGGATTGGTTGACGCAGGAAATATTATGTTTAATCCTTTTGCAAATGAAGCTAAAGCAAATATTACTGATACAGACCAATTTGAAAAATTAGATGCAAGGCGAACTCAAAAAATAAAAGAAAGACAAGATATGTTTGATGAGATTAGAGAGGATAGACAAAGAAAGAGGAAATACTTTTTTGATGAAAGAGATGAAGCTTTTGCAAATAGAAGGTTAAAGTCAGAAAAATTCAAACAAGAACTTGCTAACATAAGAAAAAATGCTGTAGATAAAAATTTACCTCCAGAATATGTAGATTTACAAATAAGTAGTTTATATAGAAAATACGATATGTTGGCTCCATTCCAAGTAAAAGAAGGCGAAAACATAATAAATACATCACAGTTTTATGGAGAAAAAAGAAAACCTTCTGAAATGCTTTCATTAATACAAGGAAAACAAAAAGGTGGTTTAACAGGTTTTGTACAGGATAGATACTATGGAGATGATGGTAGATTTAATGTTGGCACAGCTTTACTTGATGCTTCATTGCTTATACCAGGTGCAGGTATACTTGGAGGTTTAGGTAGAGGAGCATTTGTTTTAGGTAGAGCTGGTTTAAGAAAACTTGCTGAAAGAAAAGCATTACAAAAACAAGGTTTATTATCTAAAAGCGGTAAAAAAATAAAAGATTTTTATGCACCTAGAGTACGTTCTAGAACAGAGGGAGGACCTAGAATATTAGACCCAAGAAATACTCAAGGTTCAGCTGCTCAACAGTTAGGTTTAGTTGATGCAAAAGGTAGATTAACTGGTGAAGCTTTATCTAAAGGTTTAGATGCTGGTAGAAAACTTAATTACAACAGAGTTTTAGGTACTGCAGCTTTGTCAGGTGTGCCATTAGCAATGATAGGTGGAGCTTCTGGAGAAAATAGTGCTACTACTGAAACTTTACCTCAAGAAAGAGAGCTTACCCCAGAAGAAAAAGAACTTTTACGTCTACAATACGATGCAGCTATGGCAGAAACAAAAACAAAACGTAAAGGTTTAGATGACCAAGCTTTAGATTTAATAAATTTAGGTGGCACAATTATGGGGTCTCGTAATATATCTGAATTAGGTCAAGGTTTATCTGGTTTTGTAACTGCTAAACAAGCAGCTAAAGCTGATGAAGCACAACAATCTTATTATGCAGCTAGTGCAGCTAAAGCTCAGGCAGAAATTGAAAATATGCCACTTGATAGAGTTATTACTAGTATTGAAGCTATAACTAAACAACAAGAAGCAGCTTTAGAAAATAATGATATAGAAACAGCAACATCACTTGGATTGCAACTACAAATTCTTAATCAAAGAGCTTTAGAATTACAAGGCATAGATGTGCAAACACAAGCTAGCTATGATAAAAATTTAATTGAATCTTTTGGGTAATTTATGCAAAAAATAAATCTACCTGATGGAAAGGTAGTAAATATACCAGATAATATAGACCCAGTAAAAAGGTCTGAGCTAGCTAGTGCAATAAAAAGACAATATGATTTAGATATAGATAAAGTATCTATATTAGATAGAGTTGCAGATTCACCTAAATCAATAGTAAGAGGTGGTTTATCTACACTTGTTGGTGCACCATTGGGTTTAGCAGCTCTATTTGATATTGGCAATGACAGTAGTTTAGTAAAAGGTTTACAAGGTGCAAGAGATTATATAAGAGAAGATTCTATATTTGCTTCTGACCCATCAATAAGAAATAAATATACTACTAAATTAGCTGAAGGTTTTGGTTCATTTGGACCATTTTTGGGTGCAGGTTTAGCAGGTCGTGCTTTAGCTAGGAAAGGTGTAGTAAGTCCAAGTGTAGGTACATTTGGACTACCAGCTGCATTAGCTGTTCCAACAGGTATTTCGGAACAAGTAGACCGATTAGAAATAGCTAGAAACATGGGTGAAGAAGCCAATGCTGGTCAAGAAATATTATCTGAGCTTATTGGTGGTGCTATTGGTTTATCTGAAATTGTACCAATAGCTTCTTTTCTTAAAAAAGTGCCTAAGTCTGCTGCTCGTAATCCTGAAATAAATGCTCGTATAACTCAAATAGCTAAAGACTTTACAACAGGTTTTGCTGCAGAGGGAGCACAAGAATCTTTAGCAAGTCTTGCTCAAGACTTAACTGCTAGAGGTTTATATAGTGATACCTTGCCTATAGGAGAAAGTTTTTTTGACGAACTAACTATAGGAGGTATTGTTGGTGGTACTGCTAAAGCTGTAATAAATAGTCTTGGTCGAAAAAGGCAAGGCATTAAAAATGAATATGCAGAAGAAAAAATAAAACGTGAACAAGAAAATAAAGCACAATTATTACGAGCAAAAAAATTCCAACAAGCACAGGAACAAGGAACACTTGCAGAAGTACAAGATATACCACAAGTTGTTAAACCAGAACTTGTAATACCTGAAGCAACCTTACCAGAACCTGATTTACAAGTTGTTAGTTTGCCTAACAACACCTTTTCTATTGTTGATAACAACAATACGACACAACCAATAGTTGAAACTTTTACTAGCGAAGCTGATGCTTTGACTAAAAAAGAAGAGTTATTTACAGACTACAGCAATCAACAACTTACCCAAGAACTAAACAAACAATTATATTTACAAGGCAATATAAATAGCGGTACTGCTTTTGAAATAGGGCAATCGTTACTAGACCCTATTGCCACTACTGTTACGCCTAATAATATTATTGCTTTTAAAACTAAAATATCTGATAAAGCTAAACAAAAGTTTTTAGATAATAATCCCAAGCCTTTATCTTTAGAAGAAGCTAAAAATAATTTAACTAAAAAAGAATTTAATGATTTAACTAGTGCTTTAGCTAGAGCACAATTTGTTGTTAATGAAAAGAATGGACAACCATCAGTAACTGCAGGTAAAGATAGCGTTAATACCACTCCTAAATATATTAAAGAATTAGCTGCATCTAAAAATATAGATAACTTTAGTTTTAATACACCAGCTGTAGCTCATGCCCTTAAAATTTATACAGGTTCTAATGACCTAAAAAGTATGAGTAAAGGTCAAAAAGAATTATTAGTTTCTAGATTACACGCCCTTCCTAAATTTAATCAAAAACAAGATTTTCCTGATTTTAGACCTAGAGAATATTCTGCAAAAGATATGGCAGACTTTGTTTCTAGAATAGAAAAAACTCCATTTACTTTAAATGATACAGAAACTTTTTTTGATGGTGACAAACAAAAAGCTGCTAGATTTATTAATGATTTAAAAACTAGTGGTCGAGCAGAATACTTAAAAGATAAAGGTGCTTATCAAATAAAAGATAATTTTGAGTTTGAAATAGCTAGACGAGCAGAAGCTTTTGACCAAACACCAGAAGAGTTTGGTGCAAGTCTTAGAGAACAAGGCACTTTATCTGAGGATGTTATAGCTAAATTAATAGAAGAAGAAACTGTAAGACAAGAAAAAGTTTTACCGCCAGCAGAAATAGAACCAAAGTTAATTAACTTTGCTGAAGCTGTTGAAGAAGGCAGAACTAACAAATTTGCTAAAGAAGTAAGAAAACAATTAGATAAGTTTGGTTTATCAGACACAGGAGTAGTAGTTAGTGATGATATTTTATCAACTACAACTCTCAGACAAACAACAGAAGGTGTAGCTTTTGACCCTAGAGAAGTCAGAGAAGCAGCTGTGGAAGGAGAATATGATAGAAACACTGACATCATCTTTTTATCTTTAAATGCTGTTAATCCTGATGGCAATGCAACTGATGCAGAAATAGAACAAAATTTAAGGAGTGTAGTTAACCACGAAATTATTCATGCACTAAGAGCTAAAGATTTATTAACAGAACCTGAATATAACTATTTACGAAGATTAGTTAAAAAAAGAAAAGTTCCTAAAGATTTTGATGAAAGATTTGCTAATCAAACTTTTTATGACCGAGCAGTTGATATAAATAGAGAAACAATAGAGGCTCGTAGACAAGCAGGTTTAAGTATAAGCGATGAAAGAGCAGAAGAACTATACATTGAAGAAGCTATAGCAGAAATGTATCGTGCTAAAGATATTGGTCCAACCATGCCAAACAAAGTTAATGGCATCTTTAACAAATTTATAGAATTTTTTAAAGGCATAGGACAAGCCATGCGTCTATCTGGTTACAAAGATGTAGCCAATGTATTTGCTGAAATAGAACAAGGTCGTGTTGGTCGTAGAGCTAGAGGTGAATTAAGAACTACTAGAGAGCTAGATAGAGGAGCAGCTATAAGTCAGTTACCTGCTGACTTACAAGCAGAAAAAGACCGAAGAGATAGAGATGCTGCAAGAGCTGCTGCACAAGCAGAACAACCTGTTGAAGAAACAGAACAAGGTGCTTTAATAGATACTGTATTAACACCAAAAGAACTTAGCAGATTAGAACCTTTAGCACCTATAAGACCAACACCTCCACCTCCGCCTCCACCACCTCCACCTGTAGTTGACGAACCGACTATTGAGCCAGAAGTAAAACCTGAAGTTCCAGATGCTAGACCTCCTGTAAAACCTGAAGAGCCAGCTATAGAAACTACATCTATTCCTAATACTATTTATGATTCTACAAAAAGAACGCAAGAAGAAAAAATTATGGAAGAGGCTCATATTGCATATGGATTAGCTGCTGCAGGAGTAATTACTGTAAACCAAGCTGACAGAATAGGCGAAGGTAAAGATGTAAGAACTAGTGGTGATACTATAGAAATGCTAAAATGGTTTATTAAAAATTCTCCTAGTGAAGATTATAGAATTTTAGCTACTAAGTCTTTAGAAACATTAAATAAGTTAAAAAAATATGGAGTTGAACTACCTTTTACTATATCTTCAGTTAAAGCTGCGGGTCGAGTTGAGTTTCGATTTAGTCATCGTATAACAGACAATTTTCTTTTTTTTGAAGATTCACCTAAAATTATGAAAATGGTTATTAATTCAAAAACTGGTTTGGATTTTGAAACTATTTTGCATGAAACTTTACATTCTTCCAGTCTTTTACAATTAAAATTATTTGAAGCACAAAAAAAACAAAATTCTAAAGTTCCAAAAAAAATACTTTCTGCTAAAACTATCAAAGCATTTGAAAATTTAGATGAACAAAGACAAAGAGTTTTAAATTATATTGAAAATCAAAAAGTTGTTCTTCTTCAAGATTACAAAAATTATAAGAAAACCAGAAAACCAGGCGACAAATATAATCGTGAAGATTTAGATAATAATGTTATTTTGCGGTCACTAGCAATGGCTATTGCTAATAAAGAAATTACTGGGAAAGATGATGACCTAAAAAAATGGAATGGGTCAATTATAAATTATTTTCTTAAGGGCAAACAATCAGCAAAAGATAAATCTGATGATTCTTCTGAATTTATTACATTTGGTTTAACACATAGACCATTTCAAAACTTTTTAGAAAACATACCATATGATGATAAAGGTAAAAAAACTGTTTGGAATAAATTTGTTGAAGCCATTAGAGATATTTTAAATTTACCAGCTAGATTAGATACAGAGTTTGCAGCTTTTTTAAATAATGCAGCAGATATATTTTATAACCCTGAAGTAACGCAAGAAAAATTAAGAGCACCACCTGATGATGTGCCTTTATTTAGTAGAGTTTCTGATATAAAAAATAAATATATAAATGAAAATATTGAACTTGATATATCTGAAACAGAAAATGATATTACATTATCTAAAATAATAGTCCCTGAAAAAAATATTGGAGTAGGAACTTCTGTAATGAATGACTTAACAAACTATGCAGATGTTAATAATAAAATTATTACCTTAACTCCTAGCAAAGGTTTTGGTGCAACTTCTGTAAATAGATTAAAAACTTTTTATAAAAGATTTGGTTTTGTAGAAAATAAAGGTAGAAATAAAGATTTTTCTTATAGAGATACTATGTATAGACTGCCACAAGTATCTCAAGATATACCTTTATTTAGTAGAGCAGCTACAGAAACACAACCTCCATATATGGACTTTAATCGTAGACAGATAAGAAGATTTAGTAGTTTTAAGGTGGGTTTTAAAAATGGAGTAGAAATACCTTTAACTCATGTTGCAAGAATGCAAGTTGATGATTTTTTAAAACTTACAACAACTGGCAAAAATCAAATTGATGAAATTGTAGAAAAAGGTCCAACAGCACCCGCAGACTCTGAAAGAAATTTTAGAGATTTTTTAGGAGGTGCTGTATTTGACCCAGAAATAGCAGATTCTATAAATACTGCTTCAACTTCTTCATTGCCAAATTTATTGATTGAAGGAGATGGTCAAGTAATTGCACATGAAGGTAGGCATAGAGCTGCATTAATAGGACAAGGAGGTGGTAGAACTATTCCTGTATTTATACATTTTCCTCAAGGCAGAATGGAACAAGGTATACCTAATCCTAATGGTCAAACTTTACAAGAACAAGGTATTACTTCTTTAAAAAATCAATATCAAGGATTAGTAGAAAATGAGTTTAATAATTTTATTCTTCCTATAAATAAATTAGGACCAATAGCACCTTTACATAGAGATAGTGGTCAAACTGAAGAAAAATTAGATTATGCAGTAGAGGTTGCTACTCGACCAGACACACTTGCACCTTCTGGAAACATACCTTTGTTTTCTAAAGGCACTAGATATAACAAAAATAATAATTCATCAGAAAGCATACAGCTACGAGAAGCTGTCACAAAGGCTGAAGAACAGGCGAAATCACAACCTAGAGGGGGTATACCTAGATACAATACAAATGCCTCTGATATAGCTTTAAAAGTAGCTATAGACTTTGAAAACGACCCTAATATGTCTGTACCTGATGACATACCTAATTGGTCTAAACCTACTTTAGATGGTGTTGATAATGATATTCGTGCAGGAATTAATCGTACAGGTGGACAAAAAGCTCCAGAAAAATCTTTTGGTGCTAGATTAATAGAAACATTTAAAAACCCTGTGACTAATATTGGTTTTTATTTTAGAAACTTTCGTGAAAATTACGTTGATAAGCTAGATAAAACAGATAAGAAAATTTTAAAAGGTCAGCAAACAAATGAACAAGTAAGAGCTTTTAACAATACTGCAGATACAGCTACAATGGCAGCTTTACGTTTGGCTGATAGAGCTAGAGGTTTATTTCAAGGTTTACTTACAACTGGCACTATTTCAGACAAAATAGATGGTGTAGCTGCTTTAGCAAATGTAATTAAAAGTGAAGATGGTGGATTAATACAAATATTAGCACCACTTTATAGCAGACCAGAAGTAGACCAAGAAGCTATATTTAAATTTTATGCTAGTTTAAAACGTACTGAACAATTTTTAGAAGATGGTCGTGTAGTCAAATCTCCTATTAAAGAAGAAGATTTAGCTTTAATACAAAAAATAGAAGTTCAATATCCTGATGTAAAAAATGTTTTTGAAGCTTATCAGCGTTGGAATAATACTTTAATTACCTTTGCAGAAAATAAAGGATTAATAAGCAAATATAAATCTAACAATAAAATAATAGAAGAATTAAAAGAAAAAGGTATAGATGAAGGTACTATAGAAAGATTTACTCAACTATCAAAAGCAAATGGTGGCAGAAGTGTTGAAGAAATTAGAGAGTTTGCTGTACAAAATAATATAGATATCAGAGGACAAGCAGACCTTTGGCGAGCACATTCTAGTTATTATCCTTTTTATCGAGACATGATAGATGATACAAATATTACTGCTCCTACTGTGGCTGGTGGTTCTTTGCCCAATAATCCATTAAGTATTTCTTTAGAAGGTTCTGAAAAACCTTTAGATATAAATCCTTTAGAAGCTATATCTAGAAACTCTTTATCGATACTTACTGCATCATTAAAAAATGATGGATTAGCAAAACTTATAAGAGACTTAGAACTTATGGGAGAAGCTAGAGAAGTAACACCAAAAGAATCTGCTAAGTTAAATACTATATTTGTTTTTGATGAAGGCATTAAAAGACACTACGAAGTAGATGTAGAGTTAGTAAATGCTTTGCAAGCTGTAGGTGGTACACAAAGAGGCATGATAGAAAAAGTATTAGCTATGCCTGCAGGATTTTTAAGAGAAACTGTTACTAGAGACCCAGGTTTTATTGTGGTAAACATTTTAAGAGATACTTTTTCTACTATGGTTACTTCAGGTGCAGACTTTATACCTGTTATAGATTCATTTAAAAATATGATAGGCGATATGGAAAACCTTAAAAAGTTTGGTGTGTTAGGTGGCTATGACTTTTCTAACGATGAAGGTAGTGTTAAACAATATATTACTCGAACTATGCGTAGAGAAGGACTAACACCAGATAACGCAATGTCAGCACAAAAATTATTTTTTAAACTTTGGGATGGTTTAGGCGAACTAACTACAAGGTCAGATGGTGCAACAAGACAAGCAGTTTATGATGGAGTTTATAAAAAATTAATTAAAGAAGGTTATAACGAAGCACAGGCACAATCAGAAGCAGCTTATCAAGCACTAGAAATAATTAACTTTGGTCGTAGAGGATTAAGTCCAATATTTAAAATAATTACTGCTGCAATACCTTTTTTTAATGCCAGAATACAAGGTCTAGATATTCTTTATCGTTCTGGTATTGCAAGAACATATTCTGCTACAGAAAAACTGCAACAAGGCGAAAACTTAAAAGATATGCAAGGTCGTATTCTTAAAAATGTGCTTTTAAAGGCTAGTATTTTAGGAGGTCTAACTCTTGCATATTATTTATTAGTACATGATAGCGATGAATATAAAAACCTTAAACGAGAAGTAAGAGATGATAATTGGATAGTACCATTGGCTTTTAATTATGCTTTAAAAATACCCATACCTTTTGAGGTTGGATTTTTATTTAAAGTAATACCAGAAAGATTATTTGATATGACTTTAGGAGATGAAGCTTTTAGTAGAAGCTCAGTTAAAGAAGCAGGAACTTCTATATCTAGAGGTTTAGGTACTTCTCTTGCAATACCTTTTTTTGATGCAGGTGGTGTTCAAGTATTAAAACCAATAGTAGAAGCATTAATAAATAAAAATTCATTTACCAAACAAGACATCGTACCTTACTATCAACTACAAAAAGAACCTGCGTTGCAATATAGAGAAGGCACTAGCCAACTATCAAAAGAAATAGGAAAACAACTAAATATTTCTCCTGCTAAAATAGAACACATTTTTAGAGGGTACACAGGCACTTTAGGAGGCTATGCAGTAGCTTTATCTGACACTATTACTAGATTAGTCACAGGCGAACCTTTAATGCCTAAAAATGCTAGTTTTTTACAGAATACTCCATTTAGAAGATTGTTTTTAGATTACGATAAATCAGGTGGTTTGCAACAACAATTTTATGAATTACGAGGCGAAGTAGATAGAGCAGTAGCAACTATCAACTCATTAAAAAAAGAAAAAAGATTTGATGAACTATCAGCTTATAGAAGTAATAGAAAAGGTGTGTTAGATATCAAAGGTCAAGTTAGAGCCTTAGAAAGATATTTAGCTAACTTCAGAGAAAGACGTAATAGTTTATTAAGAAACGAGAATATATCCGTTGCAGAAAAATCAGAACGACTAAGACAGATGGAAATAGAACGTGATAAACGACTAGCTTTCGTACCAGAGTTAAGAAAAAGAGCCGAACTCCCTGTTATTAATATCAACCCTTTCTAAGTCAGCTATCATCTTTTCTTCCTTAAATGGTTTTAATCTAAAGAAATCAGAGTGTTCGGGATAACGGGCATGAAACAACCTAGCATAAAAGCTAATGTAGTTATTACTGATTTTAAACTCGCCACTTTTAGTTTCTATCTCACTATGCCAACGTATTCTGTTGATAATCGCCCATTGTGAATAGTGTTTTCGACCAGAAGCAATAGCTTCTAAGGTGTACTCCTCAAACTTATCCCAAACTTTAGGATTGGCTTTGTGCCATTTCCACCAATCCGCCTTCCTTTCTTGCAAATCCTCTTGCAACTGTTCAACTAACATACTCATAAATCAGCATCTCCTATTGCGTCATTTCCTGTCACCAGTGAATAATATTTTTTTGGCGTAATAACTAGCTCACATCTAGCGTCAGCTTTATCCACACCCCCAAATTTATAGACAACTTTATCTATCTCGTCATAGCTATCATCTGCTAACACACCTGCTTTTACCAAAGCATCACAGGTAAACTTATCAATAATAGAACAAGGATTGCTCACATCTATACGTCTTTTGCTCCTTGCATAGTAAGTGTATTCCAAGACAACAGGCTCAGTAAAAGGCTCTAAGTCTTTAAAACTAGCTTGTAGGTTCTCGGAGTATAACTTTTTGGCATTGGCTAACACCCTGTAGTGTGCGTTGCGATAGTTATTCAAGTTCAAGATAAACTTTTTATTCTTTGAATAATAAACTTCTAGCGGTAATTTAATCTGCATCATTCTATTTTATATTGGTTATTAATATTAATTTTTTATTTTCGCCTGTGGGTTTAACATATCTTTCTGTAATTTCATCTTTATTATTCCATTTCATAGAAACGCTTTTATTTCGTTTAGGTAGTCCTGCTGTTTCTCCAATTACCTTCCAATTATCGGCAAGATAAACAGAACCATTTTTATCATTACCAACTGTAGTAAGAATAGCTTTTAAATTATTTCCATATTTATTAAACCAATCTGCTTTTGCTCTTTTACGAATACGAGATAATATTTGACTACCTAAATTAGATATAGGATTTTCTTTAATACAAAATCTTTTGTTGTCTGCAACTTCGTTAAAAATTTTATCATATTCTTTTTGTGAAACTTTAAAATAATTTAATATTGCTTTGGGTGTTGGTTTAAATCCACTTCCTAACCAAAAAGTTGCAATATCTTTATTATCATATGAGATAACATATTTTATACATCTTCCTACAACTTTTGGTGTATTAACATAAGAATGAAAATCTACAACAATTTTGTTTGCAATATTTTTATCTTCGTCTTTTTCTGCAATTCTTATGTCAATCATACTTTATCTTCTACTATTTTATTATCTCCAAATTAGCAAATAATCCGCCTTGTTCTTCTATCCTTTTTCTTGCTATTTCAATATATTCTGTATTCAATTCGATTAAAACTGCCTTACGATTATGACTATTAGCAACAATACCTGTCGTACCACTACCACCGAAAGGGTCTAAAACTGTGCCATTTTCAGGACAACCAGCTAAGACACATGGCTCGATTAAATCCATTGGAAATGTTGCGAAGTGTGACCCCCCCTTAAAAGGCTTGGTAGTCACAGTCCAGACTGAGCGTTTGTTTCTCTTATCGTGGGATTTCGTTGGTTCTTTGATTGCTTCGTTATCAAAATAATACTTAGGACTCTTACTCAATAAAAATATGTACTCATGTGCTTTTGTACATCTATCTCTTACGCTCTCTGGCATAGGATTTGGCTTGTGCCAGATAATATCTTGTCGCAAATACCAACCATCTTGTTGTAAAGCAAACGCTACTCGCCAGGGAATACCGATTAAATCCTTTGGCTTTATGCCTTTACTTGGTTTTGGTCTTGTCACTCCATAATCTTTATCTCCTCGTAAAGATTGATTGGTCGTTGTCGTTCTGCCACCACTTGAATAACTATCACCTAAATTAAGCCAAACAGTACCATCGTCTCGCAACACTCGTTTAACTTCTCTGAATACTTCTACCAAGTTATTAACAAATTCTTCTGGTGTATCTTCTAAACCTAACTGTTCGCCCTCGCCATAATCTCTTAAACCCCAATAAGGCGGACTTGTGATACAAGTATTGATTGATTGGTCTGGTAATTCTTTTAACTTATCTAAACAATTACCTTGCAAAATTTTAATCAACTTCATTTTTCATGGCTCTGATAGATTGATTTTACAGTCACTGGTGAATATTATTTCGCAGCCTGGCAAAAACCAGAGGTTAGTAAAATACAGCAGTAGGTCAAAATGGTAAATCATATTAAAACAATTTCGACACTATATGCCACATAACAAAAGCAAACTATAATAAATAACAGCAAACCAATAATTATGTAATTCTTATAATCTTTCATTTTTTTCTCCTGTTTAGGTTTCTATTTAAATCTTTTAAAGTTTTGGCAGTAAGTTTTCCTGCATATTTAATTTTAGTTTTCATCTTCTTCTCCTTTTTTATAAATTAATTATTGACCTCATTCCCCCAAACATCCCAACCATCAAATTCTTGTTCACTTAACAAATCATAATTAGGTCTAGCAAACAATTCTATTCGAGGTAAATCGCCACTTGAACTAACTATTAAATCTCTAGTGCTACTTGGTTTTTGGCTATGCAATCTAGGATTGACTTCCATAAACATATTTTTAGTAGTTTTGTTGATACATTTCATTTTGCCTTTCACACCAAAAATGATATGTTCAGTGCAACCTCTAAAGTAATAACCCATACCCATTTCAGGTGTTCCATCTTTATAGGTCTTTATCCATGTCAATAAAGTTTTATATTCAAATCCCCATGACTCACACGCTTCTAAACCTTCTTTTATAAATGGATTAGTCACCCATAAATATAGATGTGCTTTATCTTCTGCGATGTCTTTTACAGGCATATTTTTTATATCATCGTTAGTCATTGTGGGATAAGTATGTTCATTACTACCATTACCCCAACTTTCTTTATATTTCCAGGGCGGGTCTGCATAAATAATATTGTATTTCTTATTTGGAAAAGCAATCATCGTTTACTAAATAAATCTCTGTAATAAATCTTCTACTTGTTTTAACAACTCTGCTTCCGTGCCATAAGCCTTTTCAAACCTTTTTTTATACGGATGTCTGCTGATTGGTTGTTCTTTACCCCCTCTGCGATGATGGGCAAAGCAAAGCGGTAGCACTTTGAAGTGTGCTTCTTCTTTGGTTTTACCTTCGATGTGGTGTATTTCGGCAGGAGAGAAGAGATAGCCATTATTACGACAGACAATACATCCCAACTCTCTAACCTTGTTCATGTGAGCAAGTTCTTTCTTGGTAGGAGTTCTACCTTTCATGCTCCATATCTAGCTTGTTCTTTCCTTGCTGATACTTGTTCTGTTCGCCATTGTTCAAAGCCAACTTCTAAAGCCTTCAATTGCACCTTTAAGGCACTTAGACCACTTTTAAAACGTGCTATCTTTAGTCTAGCTTCAAACAGTTCTTCTTTAGACTCAGCATAAGTGTCTTGTGCAGATGAAGTTTTAATGCCTTCGCCTAATGCTTTTACTTTTAGTATGGCTTGTAGTTTCTTTACTTCAGCTTCGGATTTGAGAGCATTGTATTCAGTCTTTTCTATCAAAACTGCAAGTTCCCTAATCTTTTGCATCCAGTTTTCTACTTCAATCATGCTTCCTCCTCTAATTTATGTTTTATGGTTTCTTTAAAATCATAAGCTAAATTTTCTATATATTCCCAAATTTGCTCTGCTGAATGATATTCAAAAGGTTGCCAAACAAGTTCTAATAAATGACTGTCAAGTTCTTTATCTGTCCATTCATCATATTCTTCTGGTAAATGTTCCGTTAAGTAATGTCCACTAGCCCAAATGATTGATTCTTTTTCTGTTATGGTCATGCTTTCTCCTTATCAATTAAAAACTCTGTAAATAATACACGAGCAAGTTCGCCACATTGTTCGGCAAAACAATCTTGATATTCATCAATAAAATCTTCCCATTCATCATCGGTTATTTTATTGTGCGTGTCTAAGTGTTCCTTCTTCATATATTGGTAAAGAGTATTGCTTAGTTCTTGGTTTATTTTAGGTATTTCCATTATGTTTTTTCCTTCTTTATGTCATGCTTCACATTCTTTAATCTCTCAACTAAATCATGTTCAGTAGATTTTACCTTTTTACTGCCGTACATTTCGTTAAACACTTGTTTAGCCATGTTTGTTGAGTATGGTTCTTCGTTGTGTCCTAGTTTTTCTTCAGTATTCATAGAAAACCATTTATTAAAATTAGTTTCGTATGACTGATTTTCGTCAAATTCAAACTGCATCTGTGCCTCCAAAAATATTATTCACTAGCTAATAGTTTTTTTGTCATTTCGCTGAGTTCATACAACACCATCTTATAACTGTGTATAGGTATCTCCTGATTGTTGTCATTTGCTGACTCAAAGTGAGTTATACAATGCTCTATATGATTGTGTATTTTTTCTAAACCCTCCCTTTGCGGACACTTAGTAGTGTCCGACTTTTGATTTTTGTCTTTAAAAGGGGATATCATCATCAGAAATTTCAGGTTTAGTTTCAACTACAGGTTGAGTAGGTTCTACTTTCTTTTGTGGTTGTGGGATATCCAAACGAGCATACTTATAATCGTTGCCATTTTTACTTCTTCTGTCCCATAAAGCTACTCGCATTTCTGCTTCTTCGCCATTCTTTACCTTCTCTACTAAAGCTTTTAGTAGTTCCTTGTCCAAAGCAACTTTACCTGTCCAATCAGGTTGTTTGTCGTTTTGTTTATAGTTATTAGTGTAGATTGCTCCATCACTTTGCATACGTTCTTCCATTATTCATCCTCCTTTGGTGGTAGTTTATTAACGTGGTTTTGTATGTTCGCATCTAGTAAATTTTTGTAGTCTGGAAACTTGTCTTTGAGTATGCCAATAGATTCGCTATTAGCTTTATACATATCAACTACATCTTCTCTAGTTTTGAAAGCTTGTATCACTTTTGTTGTGCCTTCAACAAAGACCTTCGCCCATGCTTCGTCTTTGTCTTGTTCTGTGGCTCTGTCAATGACAGTTTCTGGCTCTAACTCGGCTTTAGGTTTTGCTTCTTTTTTGCCCTTTGGTTGCTTGTCTTTTTCGGCATCAGGCAAAGTATCATCCGACATACCTGCAAAAACAGAAATGCCTAAACCAAACATAGCTACGTTTTTAACCAAACATCGCATCGCATTATCTGATACCTGTCTAGCGTGAGGATTGACTACAGGATTATTCTTATAATCCATTACAGGCAACCGCATTTCTCTGACTAGGTTATCAATAGTAATTTTGGTAGCAACTTCCGTACTACCATCTGGTAGGGTCTTAAAAGGTACTCCGTCAAACTCTACAAATTCATATTGTGCTTGTGGATATTGGCTCATTAAAAGCATCCACATTCTGCTCCAAGATAAGTAAGTAAGCTTCATCTTCTCTTCTGTGTACTCTGACACATCCATTTTAGAAAGGTTATCCCAAACCTCCCCATAAGTTAGTTCATCTGACATCAAGTTTCTCCTGTTGATATTGATTACAAAATTCAGACACATCACAATAATCCTTACAACGTATCGCTTCTCCTTGCAGAAACTCGATAGTTAAATTCTTATCATCGTGTCCATCTATATACTCATCGGCTAATTCCTGTGTCTCCAATACACGCAGGGCAGACTTCCGACCTTTTTTCATAACTCGATAAGTATCTTTTCTTCTCCATTGTTCCACTTCAGTACAAGGTGGTAATTCCTTGCTGACTAGATAATCAGCTTCAGCGTTTTGGTGGATTGAAACTCTTTCTTGGATAAACCTTTCTTGCTGTTTATCACTCCATTTAGGAATTTGGATTACAGATACAGGAGCAGACGGATAGTTCCCGCCACTACGTTGATATTGATTTTTGCTCCAGTCTCTGTTGATTGTAATAATATTTAACTGGTGAATAGTATTTTCTGGATAGTTCTGGCGGTATAACCAATCATAACAATTCAACTGTTGTTCCCATTCTTTCTTGCCTTCGGTCATAGCGTTTACAACTGTCCAACTACTAGTCACTTTGTAGTCTTTTAAAATCTTTTCATCGATAGCAATAGAATCGGTCTGTCCACTAACTGTCCATCCGTTTACTGTGGCATACATACGTTCCTCTGTAATAGTGTCTGTAGAGTCCATATTGGCTCGTTCTAGTATGGAATGAACACTTTGCCCTAATAACTTCCAAATCTCGTCAGAAACGTCTAAAACTAGGTTCTCGTCATGCTCCTCTCTAAGTATTCTTATTTGTGGTGGTTGCAACAAACCTGTCACAGAAATAGTAGATTCGCCTTTGGTATAGCTATCATTATGCAAGGCTCTTACAACTTCTTTAGGTATGTTATTGACGTTGGTATATTTCACTTAATCTAAGTCAAAGTTCTTGAATAAAATTGCTGTGCCAACAATAACATCAGGTATTCCGATACCATTATTAGAGTACATTTCGGTAGCCTTCGTGTTTAAGTCTAAATTTCTTAACTTGCCTTCTTCGTTAAGAATCATCGTTTTCCATTCATCATTGTATTTACACTTAACAATCTCTATATAGCCTCCTACCATCTCTTGCATTTCTTTGAGGTCAGGTTTTTCTTTTGACTCAACGTGAGTTTCCTCTCCGTCTGTGTCTATAATTAGATATTTAAACATCTTTCCCCTCCTGAATTTTTTTTCTTTCACTTTCACTTTTAGGATAAGAAGGCAAAGTATTTGCTTTTGCTCTACCTGATAATCCTTCTGTTAGATATCTCCAAAGCTTCTCATTGTTTGGCGGTATTGATATTCTTTCTTTTTTTACATTCTCCATATTCCAACTCCTTCTTCTAATTGTCTTACTGTGAATTTAGTATTAGGGTTCTTGTGCCTATATCTCAAAACAAAGTTCCTAATTATTTTTACCTCTTGAGGTATTTTTGTTTTTGCCATTTCAATTAAGATATGGTCGCCAACTTTCATAGTCTCTAAAGGTATGTCATATTTTCTAGGCTTTCCCCTACCGATTGGTAGAGGTACACCTTCTTTAATTTCAAATTTCATTTATGCTCCTTTTTTAATTATATGCCTACGCTGAGGTGTTGTTTAGCATCATATCGCATCAACCAGCGTCCTGCAGGTGCTTATAACAGCGTAGGACTTTATAATTGTATTAGTAATATCCTCCTATTTGCATACCAGGTTCATCAAAGAAAGCTGATATAGATACATCAGGATAAAGTTCTCTTAGTTTTAAAATAATTGGTTCAGGTGGAGACCATGCAGTATCAAACTCAAACTCTATAGAGTCTGAATCTTCTGCTACTACATCCACATTACTAACATTCCATTTAGTACCCCAATTTTTAATTTGCCAATCGTACGAACGAGTATCATTAGTGCCATCAGGAAAGTTATGAGTAATAGCTATTACTTCTCCATTTCCATTTTTTAACTCTTCAGGTTTGGGTAATTGTCCTTTTTCATTAGGAATATTCTTCCAATCAGGACTAGGTACTATCTTGTTAAAATCTAAAGCAGAATCTTCTGAGGAAACTTGCTCTTTTAGTTTTTTTATATCTTCTTCTGAGCCAGATATTACAACTCTATTCATACACCAATTAGGCATTTTTATTCTCCATTATTAAATTTAAATTAAACATATAAGCTCCAACTTTTATGATGTTGATAATGAGTTTACTTGATGTCTTGCAAATGTGCAAGTAATGATTTACTATTTAGGAATGGAGAGTCAAGAGTTAGATTACGCAATTCTTAAACAAGCAATAAGAGATATCGCAAGTAAAGAAAAAACTATTTGTGATAAAGCTATTTCCTACTTTAATTCTAAAGATTTTAAAAACCTTTGTGCCAGAAACAATCTTAACACAAAAGAGTTAAAAAAAAGTATAAAAGAATTATTAGATTATCCTTTACTATCAAGAAAAAAATTAGTAAATCAAATTGCTAATATTATTGATAAAAGTTTAATTAAAGAGAGTGCTTAGTAGGTATATATACTTACTAAGTTTTAATAATAAGTATCTACTAAGTAGTAAGTATATACAGCATAAACGGAGGTCTTATGCAAAGTCAAGAGCAGAGTGAAATAAAAAATCACATCAGCATCAATCCAAAAACAAATAATTTAGGGCATGGTCAGTACAAAATAACTTGTCCATCATGTCAAAAAGACCGCAAAAAACACCGAACCGATACTCCATTATCAGTAAATATAAACGCTGAGACTATCGTATATCATTGTCATCATTGTGGTATTAACGGAGCAATACCAAGAACAACAGGAGTCCAAATGTCAGTAGTAAAAAAACCAGAACCCAAAACTATTACCACACCCAAAAATAATACAGACGGCAAATCAGCAGAATGGTTAAAAAACAGAGGAATTAGTATCGAAACGGCAGAGAATTGCGGTTGTATATTGACTGAAAAAAATAATTCACCAGTGATAGGTTTTTCGTTTCAGGACTCTGGAAACACGATTGCAGTCAAATGGCGAACCGCAAATGGGAAAAAGGATTTCTGGTGGGACAATAACGCTACTAAGCTGTGGGGAAGGCAGATACACAACGATAATTTGCCGACAATAGAGAAAACTATAGTGATAACTGAAGGCGAGATAGACCAATTAAGTATCAAAGAAGCTTTTCGTGAACATTCCAATATAGATGTTTACTCAGTTCCTAATGGAGCACCTAATAAAATTACTGATAGTAAGATAGACCCTAGTGAAGATGGCAGATTCAAGTATGTATGGGAAGAGAGAGACAAATTTAGAGACGTAGAAAGGATAATTTTAGCAACAGATTCAGATGAAAACGGGCAGATACTAGCAGATGAGTTGTCTCGTAGGCTCAACAAAGCTAGATGTTATTTAGTAGATTACAAAGGTTGTAAAGATGCTAATGAATTATTGACTGAAACAGATGCAAAAACAGTCAGAGAACAAGTATTGAACGCTGAACCTGTACCTTTACATGGTCTAAATAGTATTGACCATTACTCAGATGAATTTCAAAACCTTTATGAGCAGGGTAAACCTAGAGGAGTTAGCACAGGAATTGCTTCAGTTGATGAATTATTTACCTTACAGACAGGCTATTTAAACGTAGTCACAGGCTATCCAGGAGATGGAAAGTCAGCATTTATAGACCAAATAGTAGTAAACGTAGCCAAAACTCACGGATGGAAAACTTGTTTCTGTTCGTTTGAAAAACCGCCAACGCTTCATAGTGTGCAAATAGCACAATGTCTGGTGGGTAAACCTTTCTTTGAAGGACAGAATCAACGCATGACTCAAGAGGAAAAAGACTTTGCGGAAAATTGGATTACTGAACATATACTATTTCAAGATTATCAAGATGGAGGATTGCCAACGATTGAAAGCATATTAGAGAAGGGAGCAAGTGCAGTAATGAGATATGGCATAAGAATACTAGTCATAGACCCTTTTAACTTTATTCAGACCGACTACAAAGGTTTAGAAACGGATATGGTTAGCGATATGCTCACGAAAGTACAATTATTTTGCAAACAACATGACGTATGTTGCTTCTTTGTTTCACACCCAACAAAACCTGCGGACAGAGGCAAAAAACAGCTAGTGACAGGAGTTGATATAGCTAAATCTATGGCTTGGTTTAGTAAAGCAGATATGGGATTGACAGTTTTCAGAGGAAAAGATAATGTTAGTATTAATGTATGGAAAGCTAGGTGGGGATGGAGTGCTAAATGTGGTACGACAGACCTTACTTTCAACCCTGTAAATGGGAGGTACGATGAAGCCGAAGAAGTCCAAGACGACTACGATTGGGATTTCGACTGAAACCCTGCATCTAAACGATGTCGGCAGTCCAAACCTGCATGAACGTCACAAAGTCTGTGTGCGGTCAATAGATGAAACAAAACTAGGCAGAGCCATTGTCCTTGACCAACACATCATAGACGTAATGTTCCATGAAGATTATCTGGATGCAAAACAACACAACGTCTGCAACAAATATCTAGGTATTATTTCCCAATCGGGATGTTTTGCGAGTGCACCAGGGTTAGAAAAAATATTATTCACTGGTGAAAGTAATTACACCAAGCCTGTCCCAAAAGCCTGTATCTTGATAGGAGTTCAAAGATTGATTAAGGATGTCTGCGGTGGCGAAAAAGAAAAAGTTTTTTGGAGAATCATGTCGGATAACCCCAACCGAGTAAACGCTTCCCAGATAGCTACTACTTCTGAGTGTGCTAACGCTTTGCTAGATTTTTGGTATGTTAATCAGGAAAGTCCTGTGTCTTTGTTTCAACAAGCCTTGACAAACCTTTAGCAGGTTCAGGTAAACTGCCAGAATAAATCATTTTACCTTCTTCTTCAGCAGTATCTTCTTCAAGTTCAACACCCTTTACATCGGCTTCGTTGTGTATCATGTGGATTATTTGTTTGTTTAGGGAACGACTTTCTTTCTTTGCAAGTGCATGAGCAAGTTCATAAGTCTCTTGCGAACACCTAATGAATAGATTCTTCATCTTCAATTACCTCTTCTAAATCTTTATATATAATTACAGGAGATTCCTGTACTTCCGCAATAGCTACTGACTCTCTACCCAATTGATAATACCTATCCTTTTCTAGTTGATTGATAGCCGAGTCCAACATATATTCATTGGCTTTAATTAGAGGGTCGTCTAACAACGATATAGCAAAGGTTATGGCATCTATTTCATTTTCAAAAACCCAAACCAAGTGTACCCAATTAGCTTTGCTTTTAGTTGAATTGGGATTGTTTGGTTCAGGGATATCTATCTTATAAGTGTGTCTTACTACTGCAAACATCTAATTATTATAAGCAAAAAGCTATCACATTGAAAGCTATGTTTCATGTGAAACCAACACCACAGATTAGTTGATTTCCACAGCTCCAAACGGAATCTGTAAAATATTATTCACTGGTGATGAGAATTACCTTTCAGAGCCTTTTAGACAAAAAATTGGTGGTTTGGAGCTTCGTGTTCGGGAGTAATAACACAGCAGTAGGTTTTGGTACAGACAATCGACTATCATATTTCTATAATCGACTATCATTCTTAGGCGAAAAAACTAGTGGGTTTGGTAGAAGGGATAATCCTAAATCGAAACTTAAAAGACTATCCCTTCTTAATATCTAACTTTTAGATATGGAGGTCTCTGTTAAGAGATTCACCACTCTATCACCAAATGATAGCAAATTGCAAGAGTTATTAACAGTTTATACACAGGTTTGTCCACAGGTTTATCCACAGGTAAAAAAAATATTATTCACGCAGGAACTAAAATTAATTTTGTTGTGTTTTTAGCTGTAAAAAAACACCCACGCTAGAACGCAGTAAATATATATCACTAGTGAATATTTTTTTTCCAGGATGCAACCCAGGAAGCAAGATACAAGAGTTATTCACAATATTCAGACCAAAAAAAAAGGCGGTAGCTACTCGTTAAAGTAGCTACCGCCTTAATTTTATTTTGTTTTTATTTCTGCAATATCCTCCATAATTGCTAGAAGTGTTTTATCAGATAAATGTCTGCTATCTTCAACATGAAGAAGAGTTTCCTCCTTGTCGTTATTGCGAACTTCTATTCTGAAAGATAAAGAAAAATCATAATCTCCAAGTTTCATGCTTCCTCCTTAATATGTTTAATTAAATCTGCGTATCTTTGCTCGTCTTGTTGTGTTGAACAATAATTTTTTAGCACAATATTCAAAGCAAATATAAGCATTTCTTTTTGTGATTTAGTAAGTTTCATGCTTCCTCCTTTTCTGGAATATAAATTATCTCTGATTCTCCACGACCATTAAGATATGCCAAAGCATTATTCTTATTGATTGTTTTCTCAAAGACTTCTTCGTTTTGATTCAACCTATTAGCGAACCAATTTGCTTTATCCTTATCTAGAGTCCAAGAAAACCCTTTATCATCGATGCCACCACGAAATATTGTTATCTCGTCAGGCAAAGAATCAAAGAAGGCTTTCTCTTCTTCGTCCATCATTAGATGAGGATTTGCATATTGTTCTGTTAATAAACTTTTCCAAGAAGATAAATTTGCATATATATTCTCGGAGTCTATCCAAGCAGAAACAATAACGTCCCAATATTCTAAATCGGAATCTGGAATCCACCATTCAGCATAAGCATTTATCAAAGCATCATGCCTGTAAGGTCTTTCGTGCAAATAGATAAACCCATGAATATTATTTTGTTCAATAGCTTCTTGCACTTGAAGAACCTTAGCTTCATATTGCAAGTTGTATTGAGTTATCAATATAGGATTATCTGTCATAGGCACAACAACCAATAAAGGGTGATGAATCATTTTTCCAAAAGAAGCTTCCTCGATTCTCTCTTTCAGGTCAGCATTTAATTCAACCTTCTTATCGAAGTTAAAATTAGTCATGCCTTCCAAAGAAAAGAGATTACCAAGTTGTTCTTGTATTTCTCGCAGTCTATTCATGTTTTATCTCCATAAAATAATCTGGAAAAAACAGTTGCAATTGAAATACCCACGAACAAACCTGCCGAAAAAATAATCAGCAAATTTGCTTGTGATGGATAACCATTCTCAAACACATAATCTGCTTGAGAATAAGCAATTGTAGTGAAAACACATATACAAATAGAACCTAAAATTAAAATGATTTTCTCAGTCATAACTCCTCCTTGTTTTGGTATCTCTGAGGATTTTCTTTCATATCCTCTTTAATCCATTTAGCAGAAGTGTCCCAAGCATCTTTTTGTTTAGGATTATAAGCAACAATATCAATTTTATATTTCAAAGTTTTTATTGTTTCCAAGTGGTATTTATTAAAAGTTTTTTGGTCAATTAACTTTGCGAATTTCTTTGCAGTGTTGCAAAAAGGATAGCAAAGGTCATTACCATAAACATTTTTATAGAATACCTTCATATTTAAATCATTCATAAGACCTCCATCTTATAAAAGTTAGTTAAACTGATTTCGGCTCTTTTGAGCCACCCTCCTAGAAGGGTACGCTTTCGCGTTCATCAGGCAAAACACACATTTTGCTATCAGTTTTTAAAATTAGACCTCCATACAGGCTCATAGAGGGCAAAACTAATAGCAAGTGATATCTGAGTACCCCTCAAATATCACTCGCTAATAGAAAGTTTTTAGTCGTAGAATCTAGCAGTATCTACATAGACCACCTCGCCAAAGGCAAGACGTTCCGAATAACTGCTTTTTTCAGTACAACACCAAAACACAGGAACATCAGGTTCAACGTCTTCAGAAACGTCTCCCCAACCATCTGTAAAATAGACCATCGCCTGAATATCTTCGGCATCATCAGTGTAGTCATTCAGCAGATTAAATACAGGGTCAAACTCTGTACCGCCACCGCCACGAACTGCTAATTCCAATTCATCGCCAGAAGATAAATCAAAGTAATCCCACCATTCCCCCTGCTCATTTTTACGAACAGTTGTATCACAGTAGCAAACTCTGATTTTTTCAAGACCGCAGTCCTCCGCCATAGCTTGTATCTCAGTAGCAAATTTATTCAATTCGTATTGAGATACAGAACCTGAAGTATCAATTGCAACCGCTAATTCGCCACCTTGCGGAGACCTAGTTTTACTCGGCAAATTTAAACCCTGCCAAGCAAACCTTTTATTCAGTCTCGACCACGAATAATCGTTAGCAAAAGAAGAACGTAAGAGGTCATTCAATTGCTCTTTCCAGTCAATTGAAGTTTCTTTCAATTCTTCCATTCTGCCACCGCAAGATGAATTAGTACCGCTTCCAACAGCTATTTCTAACTTGTCAGATAAGGCTACTGCTCTTTGAATCTCAGTTGAAATTTCTTGAATCTCAGCATCACTCAAAGGCTTTCCTTCATCGTCAGTTGCATCTAATACCTCGCCAATAGTTGAAGGAATAGCATCTAAATCAATTGACTCAGATTCTCCGCCATCGGCTTCGCTATCTTCGTCAGCTTCTTCAGAAATATTTTCTTCACTAGTGTCTGGTATTTCAGAATCTTGCGAATCGTCCTCCATGTCCGCATCTTGATTCTGCTGTTTGACTTGCTCAATTGCTTCTTGCAGGTCATTTTCATTTTTAATTAAATGTTGATAGACCTTTTCCGCAGACCAACCCTTGTATTTATGGTCAAGTAAACCGCCAAAAGGCAATTCAAAACCTAAATCCCAATACAAGTAAGCATTGATAACGTAATCACAAGCAATATTCCATACTTTAGGATGACGTTTACCACGTCTTAGTGGATGCTCATAAACAACGTGCAACGCTTCGTGAACAAGTACACCTCGCAATTCTGCTTCAGTTAATTTATCCACGAAAGGCGGATAGTAAAAAATGTTTTTACCATCTGTTGCCATCGTATTGCACTTTGATTCTTCACATTCAACCAAGTCAAGATTAAGGAGCATACTAGCCATGCCAATATGCCCTTTCATCAATTTTGCTCTAGCCTTAATTATGGAATCAAGAGTTTTCATCTTTCTTACCTCCATAAATTTTGTCGAACAAATTGCCTTTCAGTCCATCAACAGACCGCTCAAGACCTTCAGCAACCTGTCCACGTTTTTGCTTCCCTAAATCTGTTTCATCTCTAAGAGAATCAACAGAATTTATTGTTGCAAGAACAGAACAAAGACTTTGATGAGCGTCAGCAATATTTTGATTATTGCCTAGTACGTCCTGATTAATAGAAGGTAGCACTTCAACCGCTTGTCTCAATTTCTCGAAACTAGACTTGTTAAAGAATCCGCCTTTCTGCTTATTGTCAGGGTCATACTCTTTGAGTTTAGTTGCAACGTGATTAACCTGCTCTAGCAAAGCATCAACAGTAATTGTCATTACGTTATTGATGTTTTTACTTTGGCGATTAATCGCATCCGCTTCTATTCTCTGCCTTAACTTTTCTGAGACGTTAAGTCTGATATCGTTTCCGAAAGTAGGAACAGGAGTCATTTCAAATTGAAACAAAAACTTTTGTCTTAATTTGTCAAAATCCATGTAATCACTTTCTCTGAAAGCATCGCCCAAATTTCTCTTCGCCATTTCCATTTGTTTAGGATAGGTTCTGAGAAACCCTTGAACTTCTTTATCCCAGACAAGAGTCGCTTGGTCTACTTCATACTGAAGTCGCTCAAGATTCGTGTTAGGGCAAAGTCGCCATTCCGATAAAACTTTTCCCTCTTCGTCAAGGGAAGAAGAATCGTCCCAGGGTAAAGTTAAAGGTTTATAAAAGTCATTTCTAAACTTATCTAAAATTTGGCGAAACTCTTTATTGATATTTCGACCAAAGATATGTTTAGAAACACCTAACAATTTATCGTCAGATACTTTCGTATCAACCGCTAAATCGCTTCTTAACTTCTTATCGACCTTAATGCCTGAAGGATGTCTTGCAGTAAGACGTACCAACATACAGTTTTCCGATAAGGTATTAGTTAATTTTTTATCCATTTTAGAACCTCCATTCTGTTAGATAAAAGTTATCTGATTTCGCAGTTTCCTGCTCGTCAGTTGGAATACACATTCCAATATCAGATATTGAAGTGAGCAAGATGTAATTTTATTCACTAGCGAATAATATTTTTTTACATCTCGCCCAATTCATTTTTCAACCTAGACTTCTAAATCTTGATTTCTAATTTTGAAATCAGAATAAGTAGAAGTTTCTGCTAAGTCTGGTATTGCTCCAATCAAAGAACGAACATAGAAAATCGCAAATTCTGGAGTAGGTAATTTCTCAACATAGTTAAGACTATTTTGAAAATAATTAGCTACGTTTGGATTATCTATTTCCGATTTAAGAATCGAAACTAATGCACAAACTAGAGCATAAGATTTACCGCCCTCGTCAATCATTTCTACGTCTTTGCCTTCGCAAATGTCTTGAACATTCGGCAAGTCATTTTTCAAAGACAAAAAGGTAAGAAATTCAATCGAAGCAGTCTCGCCAATATCCCCTTCACAAACTAATTGCAAAATTTCTTTTGGCGGATTCGTTTTCAATGTATCAGAAAGACGAACCCAAGAACGAGGACTCGGCTGTGGAGTCGTTATTTTTGGGTCAAAGTCGCAAAGGTACTGAGGTTCATAACTAATGAATCCCAATACGTCAGGACTTACATCATTCTCAGTTGCCCATGCAATCCAGTCGTTGATGTTTTCATCTACATTTAACATCGTACACCTGTCATTAACTTGAGTAGGAATTTTATTTGCTCCTGCTCTGTCAGTTGCCCTGTTTCCCGCACAGACAATCTTCCACCCTTCAGGCAGAACATACTCTCCGATTTTTCTTTCATAGAGTAATTGTCCGCAGACACACATCACAGACGAATGAGCCTGAGCAAATTCATCAAAGAATAATATGCCCTCGCCACCTACAGGAAGATTTCCTAAAAAGGCTCTCTTCTGTTGGTTATCTTCGTCTATGTAAGGCAACCCGCCTAAATCAACAGTCTCATAAAGAGACAATCTGAAATCAATAAACCCAAACTGTTTTTTAGTTGGATTAATTGAATTTACAATCTCTCTATCTTCTGCAAATTCTTCGGCTAGTTTCCTAACAATTGCACTTTTTCCAATACCTGGCTTACCTTGAAGGTAAGGAGTATTAGAACCCTTTAATATCGATTTCATCGATAGTATCGCTTGACTTGGTTTCATATAAGACCTCCATCTTTTTTTTTCCCAAGTTAGAATTCGTTAGCAAAATTGCTAACACCAAGACACCCGTATAGGGTTAGTCCATTACTGGATACTAGTTTAATGTTTCGCCTGAATTTCACAGGCTCGTCAGTTGATTTATAAATCTTCTAAGGTAAGTGGCTCTTTACTCTCTAAACGAATTTCTTCCATAGCGTCAGCAAGAATTTTTTTAAGGATTATCTGGATTTCATTCCAAGATTTCCAACCCTCGACACCTCCCTGACTTGTGGAAATATATCCATTAGGAACATTTAACCATTCACCTGTATCTTTATTTCTGATACCTATTTCCCATTTACCGCTAAGACCACCAATAGAACCTGGGTGACAGATAACAGTCACGAGCAAATTATTAAATGTATAGGAATACCAAAGACCGCCACCTTCAACAGGAACTGCATTACATGAAAAGTTTTTCACGTAATCAACAGGAGTTATTTCATTGTTAATGAAATCTATATTGGCATCAATACTTTCATATCCTGCTATTTCTATAAAATTTATTTTCATTTCTAACCTCCATTAGTTAGTTATTAAAATAGTTGGCATTATTGCCAACCACCTAGAAGCAACCTTTTTACAGGCTAGACTTAAATCTATTTAATGCGTTTCGCTAGAATTTCACTAGCACGTCAGTAGGCTATTACCATTTCATGTAAGAATTGATTAATTCTTCTTGAAAAAGGTCATTTTTAATTTTCTGCAGTCTTATAAGTTCCGCATTAATTTCTTTTCGTTCTTGTTTCTTTTTAGAAATTAAGTTTTCTACTTCTTGCTTTGTCATAATTTTCTAACCTCCATTAGTTAGAGTTTCTTGAACCCCATAATTAGGATTCTCTTCGGCACGTTAATTCGTGGACTCTGGAGGGAGTCTCCCTATCGCAGTAATTATTCCAAACGTCACTACTAAACCGCAAAAGGGATTACAGGTGTCATGGCTTTTGCTCGACCTGTATCGTTCATCGTACCCTGCTCGTTGCAGACCTAGAGAACCCTCACTGTTTTAGGACAATCGCTGTGAGCCGACCTGCAACAAATGACACTTTAATCCGCATATTGCATGACGAAAGACCCTTAAAGAAGGGAGTGTCAAAAGTCGCTGTTGTCTGTCCATGCAGTAATTATAAACACAAGACACACCAGAACGCAACATCAAGAACATATTATTTGATAGCACTTTGTGAGCATAGTATTTATTTCACTAGTGACAGATAATATATTGCATGACGCAATCAAAAACGCCTGACTTAAAAATCGTAAAAAAAGAACGTAATCTAACCGCCAAACAAAGAGCCTTTGTTAATGAAATAGTGAAGGGCAAGTTGGACACTCATATCGACTGCTATATGGAAGTTTATGACGTAGCTAGAACAAAGACAGGAGCAATCCCGAAACACGCTCACGTGGACTGCAGTAGACTTGTAAGCAACCCTAGTGTTGCCCTAGCAATTAGGAAGGGATTAGAGAGGAAAGAAACCTCAACAGTAGCTTCTTCTGTGCGAACAAGGAGTTATGTCTTAGAACGACTTATGAAGGAGAGCCAAGAAGCAGACTCAGACTCCGCTAGGATATCGGCACTGTCTCTATTAGGTAAAACAGTAAACCTATTCACTGACACAGTAGAGATAAAAGACACCAGACCAAGTGAAGATATACAGGAGGAGATAGAGGAGAAGATATTGAGCCTATTGCAGAAGGAAGAACCAAATTCCTAGAAAGACCCCCCTTTTAGCTATCGTTTCCCCGCACTAAGAACACCCCT